TATATGAAGATATTTTATCTATAATGTATAATTTATTTCTAAAATTAGTTTCAAATATAAAATCATTATAATCATATTCAAACTTATCAAAATATAAATCACAATTATCATTTTCTAATTTTGTATACATTTGATTTATATTATCAAATTGTGGTAATTTTGTATTACATTTATTATATTCTAAATAATATATACATAAATATAAGTTGTTAATATATCCAGTAGAATAATTATTTAAATGAATATAATTTATTTTACTGTTTAAATAAACATTACTTATAATAATACATTGATAATTTAAGTTTATAATATATTCTTTTACATTTGAACTAAAAGCATCAAAATTGTCAATAACTAATATATAATTTAAATTTAAAAAATATGACTTCGAACTTTTATTATTAAATTGTGTTAAATTTTTTACTTGCTCTAAATTTAATGTAAAATCATCTATACATAAATAATCATAATTTAAAACTTTTAAATAAAGTTTTGTTATAGTACTTTTACCCGAATATTTTTGTCCATTAATGATAAATTTTTGACCAGAATTTAATAATTCTATAATTCTTGGATATTCATATTCTAGTTCTGATAGACATTGAGGTTTATATTTATCAATTAAATGCATTGAATTAATTAATTAAGTAATTTATTTTTAAATACTTAATTAAGTAATTTAGCTCCCGCGAAGAGTCGAACTTCGATTGGAGGATTCAAAGTCCTCAGTGATAACCATTACACTACAAGAGCAAATATGTTTAAGTAATAGCTTTAAATCGTTTTAATCAGTATTTAATCAGTATTTAATAAGTATTCAATCAGTATTCCGGCTCGGTTCTACAATTTTATTTTTACTATTTTCAGGAATTAAATTTAATTCAACTGGGACATATTCTGTATTACCACATCCAATTACTTTTAATGATTCTGTTGGTTCTCCATTTATATTTAATGGTAATAAAATACCAGCTGAATGTTGATATGAATTACTCGCATAAGAATTACTCACATAAGAATTATCAGAGTTCTTTTCCATTTATAATTTATAAATATTTTAAATTTAAGATTAGATTAAATATTCTGCTAAAAGTGTTGCCGGAACATCCTTAACTTCTGACATTACTAATGAGATTATTAAATTAATTACATTTTCTTTTTCAGTAAGTCCTAATTTATTCACACAAGTTAAAAACGGGGCTCCATATTTAAGTAATGTCGACCTCATTTTATCACCAGTTTTATGATTTGCTTCTAATTGAACTAAAACATTTACAAAACTTTGAAAGCATTCACGGGTATTTTTAACCTTATAAATTTGATCAACAACAACTGAATTATTTAAATAAAATTGTTCTGCCTGTAATTTACCGACAGATATTGGTGCACTTAACGCGTCAACTTGTTCTTTTGTTAATTTTGAACAACTATCTTTTGTACCATGTTGTTTACTATTAAAAATTAAGGATAATACAGCAGCCATCGTTGGTGGTAAGTAGCTTAAAGGTTTTCTTATGGGTGAGGGGATAGTGTTGGGAAGTTTAGATTCATTCTCCCAAAAACACGATTCTTCCAATAATTGATTACCAGCTTGTAAATTTATTTTTGTAACATCAGAGACAAATTTATCTTTTGTGCTTGGTAATAGGGACATAACTAAATAAATGATTAAAACGATTGCTAACAACGCCAAAGTTGAATTATATAAAACGGTTTCTACTTTCATTATAATTAATGTAAATATTTTAAATTTAAGATTAAATTAAATATTCTTCTAAAAGTTTTCTCGGAACATCCTTAACTTCTGACATTACTAATGAGATTATTAAATTAATTACATTTTCTTTTTCAGTAAGTCCTAATTTATTCACACAAGTTAAAAACGGGGCTCCATATTTAAGTAATGTCGATCTCATTTTATCACCAGTTTTATGATTTGCTTCTAATTGAACTAAAACATTTACAAAACTTTGAAAACATTCACGGGTATTTTTAACCTTATAAATTTGATCAACAACAACTGAATTATTTAAATAAAATTGTTCTGCCTGTAATTTACCGACAGATATTGGTGCACTTAATGCGTCAACTTTTTCTTTTGATAATTTTGAACAACTATCTTTTGTACCATGTTGTCCTCCACCATTTTTTGGTTTAACAATAAGTAAAGAGAATACAGCAGCCATCGTTGGTGGTAAGTGGCTTAAAAATGTGGTCCGGTTATGTGAGCTTGGTGATGGAGTTGGAGTTGGAGTTGGAGTTGGAGTTGGAGTTGGAGTTGGTGGTGACGGTATGGAGGGTTTCAAACTCTTCCCCCCGGTTCCTGCTGGACCAAGACCATGGGGTCCAAGTGGTTCAGGTGGTGACGGGCTTGGCGGAACACCCCATTTACAACACTGATCAGTTAGCATACATTGACCTTGCGTACGGGACCAACATTGGTTCGGATTTGATTGGCAGCTCATTGCGGCACTTTTTAAATAACATATTTCACCATGCCCGGGTAACACGGGCGGAAGAAGAGGTTTTAAGCCACCATTTCCTAATACCCCCTGTGTTACAGGGGTGTCCAGATTCTCCCAATAACACGATTCTTCCAATAATTGATTACCAGCTTGTAAATTTATTTTTGTAACATCAGAGACGAATTTATCTTTTGTACTTGGTAATAGGGCCATAACTAAATAAATTATTAAAACGATTGCTAACAACGCCAAAGTTGAATTATATAAAACGGTTTCTACTTTCATTATAATTAATGTAAATATTATTTTTATTCTTTTTATTTTTTTTTTCTTTTTTTAATTTAATTTAATTTAATTTATCTAAATCTGATTTCCATAAATCATTAATTGTGGTCTTTTTTATTAAGTCATGTTCTTCTTTTTTCTTTGAATGTTCAGTTGTCAGTGATTTAATTCTTTCTTCCGTGAATGAAATACCGGGCATATTTAATAGGTAATCATAACTATTTTCTACTTCATATAATTTCATCTTTGTCATTTCTATTATTATATCGTTCTTTTTTCTTTTGAAAATAATTAATTTTTCATTTACGACACTTGTAATGTATTTTACTTTTGTTTCTATTATACATAAATCTTTGAATAGAGTATTTTCTAAATGTTGCTTTCTAAGTGCATAATATTTAATCCGAATTTTATAGAATGTATAAAGTATTTCTTCTGCTGAATACATTTTTTGTATTTTACCATTTTCATTAAATATATGCATATTAGTCGCATTTAAATTTGATGTTAATTTAAGTATTTTTTCAAGTGTTCCAGAGTATTCCCATTGTTCTAATGTATTCTTTTTAACCTTTATTTCAAAATCCACGATAGTGTCAGTTGAACTATTCTTAAATGTAACAATGCGGTCATCCGATTCTAATTTTTCAAGATGTTGTTTATAATTTTCAATTGATTCTCCTATTGGTATTTCTGTAATTTTAATAATACAATCCATAATAACATACTTACCAAATGAGACCCATTTATTATCATCGACTTTCTCAATTGTTCCTTTAAATCCGGAGTACCAAGGAGTTAATTCAGGTATTTCATAACTGGGGTCTTTAATTAATTCCCCGAGATGCTTCTTAATATCGTCCGGATTAAAAGATGGTATTTTTGTGGAGAATCCTGTACCAATTCCTTCTGACCCGTTTATTAAAAGAAGCGGTAATGTCGGAACAAAATATTTTGGTTCAATACTTTGTCCATCATCTTCCAGATAATCTAAAAGAGGGAAGTCATTTATATTAAATAAGACATCAGAATTCTTTGATAATTTCGTAAAGATATATCTCGGACTGGAAGCATCTTTTCCTGACATAATTCTGCTTCCAAATTGTCCAATTGGTTCTAATAGATTCATATTATTAGAACCAGTATAATTTTGAGCCATATTAATAATAGTCTCTTGTAGAGAATGTTCTCCATGATGATACGCGGTTTGCTCAGATACATATCCAGCAAGTTGAGCAACTTTGATTTCAGATTTTCTTAAATTCTTTTTAAAACACGCAAAGAGGACTTTTCTTTGCCCCGGTTTAAGACCATCTACAATGGATGGAATACTTCTGACATTATCGCTTATCGAGAATAATACTAATTCTTTATTTATTAAATCGTTAATTGTTACAACCTCCTTAGTTAAATAATCAAGTCCTTCAAACTTTTCTGTATATTTACGAATCCAATCTTTTCTCGCATCTGCCTCGGTTTTTTTAAATGCAAGTTCAAGTGCAGAATTGTCTTTCTTAGATTTAATTTGATAATTTAATACTTTAAGATTCTTGAAATACTCGCGAGCTTCAACCGCAGTAGATGTTCCTAAACCCTTATAATACTTAGTTGTCCAATTACCTGATGAAATTATTTTCCAGTCAAGATATTCTTGATGCGTATAAAAAGATAACCGTTCATTACCTTTCGAGACTTTAACAATAGGAGTCAATATACTACCAATGAATAAATCATTTAGTAATTCGGGCCAGGACGAATGTATAAAATTTATTAATAGTCCTTTAATGTGAAATCCGTCATAATCGGCATCTGTCATAATTAAAACTTTTGAATATCTCAAGTTTTTAGTATCTTTTGTACCAACTTGAAGTCCAAGAATTTTTTTAATATTTATAACTTCTTCGTTATTATTAATTTGAGATACAGAAGCTTCCCGAGTATTTAAAAGTTTACCTCGAAGTGGAAATACTCCATAATAATCTCTTCCAACAACTGATAGCCCAGATACAGCCGTTGTCTTGGCTGAATCACCCTCGGTCAGAATTAAAGTACATTTATCAGATTGTGATGTTCCAGCTTTATTTGCATCATCAAGTTTTGGAATAGAAAGACGAACAACTTTACGCCCATCTGTTTTACAAAGATTCTTTTTATCTTTCGCTTCTGCGACAGCTAATAAAGATTCTACAAATCCAAGTTTTAAAATCTTTTTAATGAAATCATCATTTAGAATAAATTTAGAACCAAATTCAGAAACTCGTGTAGTATGTTTATCTTTGGTTTGAGAAGAGAAAGTTGGATTTTCTATTGTACAATTAACAAATAGAAATAAAGAATCTTTTACATATTGAGATTTAATTACGACATTTTTGTGTTTAGCTTGAATGTCATCTGTACATCTTTTTATAATGGGCAAAATTGTATGATCTATATGAGACCCCCCATCATTTGTAGCCAGACCATTTACAAATGAAACATGTTTAAATGATTCACCGGGAGCAAGTGCAACACATACTTTCCATCTACTCGATTCATAATAAACACGAGGATAGTCAGTCTTCGGACCGATATAGTATGAAACATATTCTGAAAAATCTTTACAGTTAATTTTATCCGAATTAAAGAAAATTGATACCTTTTTAGGTGTAATAGCAGATATATCAAATACACGTTTTTTTAAAATATCAAGAGTTGAATATTGGCTCAGACTTTTCAATTTAAACTTTGAAAAATCCGGAGTAAAAGTAATTTTTGTATATTCTTTTGATTTTGTTTTCGTTATAACGGGTTTTTCAATAATTGACATATTATTTTTGAACACTTGTACATATTTTTGACCAGAACTTACAGTTTCTATAATAAATTCGGTCGAATAAATATTGGTAAGTTTAGCTCCAAGCCCATTAAGACCACCCGTTGTTCTTTTCTTAGAGTCATCATAATTACTGCTACTTAAAAGATTACCAAATATAAGTTCCGGTACGTATATTCCATGTTCTTTGTGAATTTCAATTGGAACTCCTGAGCCATCATTCATAACAGAAATTGTGTTATCTACAATTTCTACTTTAATGTTTTTAACAAGATCACTTCTTTGACATTCATCAGAAGCATTAGTAATAATTTCGTCAAATATTTTATATATACCCGGATTCCATTTGACTGTTTTTTCTACAATTCTTTCAGTTTTAGTATCTAAAATCCATTGATTACTTTCCGTAGTAGAAATTTCCCCAATATACATACCTGGTCTGGCGAGAACATGTTCAATTGGGGTGAATTTTTTATACGTATCTTCAATAGACATTATTTTTGAATCTACTTATTTAGTCTATCATTATTTTAAGTCAATTATTTTTTGTAAATTTAAATATTTGTTAATATTATAAACGTCATAAATTTACAGCAAGCCGCATTTAATGCTTTACCGAAAGATATTAAAGATGAGATTTTAAAAAATCCGAAAGAATATTTAGAATATTCTGTTTTAGCCAGAGTAAATTTAGAATTGATAAATCATTCAATTAAAAAAAAAATGAGCTTAAAAAAAAAGAACTAATCGCGTTATCACGTATTTTTATTAATATAAATACAAGTATTTTAGCTTTCCCGCCAAAGATTCATTATCCAGGAGCTAAGCCGGCGAGCGACGCGTATAGGGGATTTGATGACTTTACAGAAAGATATATTCATTGTTGTTCTAATGATCATTTTATTTATGATGAGTTTAAACAATGGACAAAACATATGTTATTATTATATTTTATGTATAATATTTGTTATAATACATTTTATGATTTATATCAAGCACAAGAATGGAGGCCGTTTGTATTACCATTTGATCGAAATACAACTTCATTTTTTATTTATATGTTTATGACATATAAAAATCTTGATCAATTAACTAAAAGACAATTAAAAGATATATTTAGTATTATTTATTACAAATATTTAAATAAATGACTAACTAAAAGACAATTAAAAGATATTTATTTATTTATTTAATTAGTGTGGACACCAGAGTCAATTAATTACGGTAACTTATTGATATTTTAATTTTATTATTATATATATATTATGGTTAAATGTATTTGTGTATTGCATAAAAATGAAAATAATATATATGGAATTATTAAATTTTCTCAAAATAATAATAGTAAAGTGCGTGTAGAATATAATATTAGTGGTCTTAAAGACGGATATCATGGTTTTCACATTCACGAATATGGAGATCTAACTGACGGATGTTCAAGTTCTTGTTCTCATTTCAACCCTTTTGGAGTACTTCATGGAGGAAGAAAAAGTAATATAAGACATGTTGGAGATTTAGGTAATATTAAATCAATTAATGGTATATCAAAAGGTTATTTTTATGATAATATGATATCATTAAATAATACCAACATTTGCTCAATTATTGGTAGAGCCATCGTAATTCATGCAGATATGGATGATCTGGGTATGGGTAATAATATTGAATCCTTAAATACAGGAAATTCGGGTAAACGATTAGCATGTGGAATAATCGGACTAACAAAATAATTTTTAATCTTTTCGGAACTCTTATAGTGTGAAATAAATTAATCAGAGTTCGCATCATTAACAGCCTTGGTCCATTCTTCTTCTGTAAATCTATTATATGTTCCTGGAATAAGTGGTGGGCACGTTCTAAGTACATGTAATATTTTGAACTCACTTATATTATCATAATATTCTATTTGTTTTTTTGCTTGAATATATGCAGAAGACAGCAAATAAAGTTGTATTCTTAATTTATAATCTTCTGAATAATAGTTATTATTATAATAACTATTATTCATTAATTGAAGTATTTTACAGTCTATAATTTCAAATTCTAAACATTTATTACATTTCTTATTATTCTTATTGTATAAAAAGTATATTATGAATGCGGTCGTAAATATTAAATTTCTGACTTAAAATAATACAAGAACATATTGATAAATTATAAATATTCAAATTCGTATATTTAGAATTGCGAATTCTGTCCATAATTCTATCAGAAATTGGGCAATAATTAATACTCATAGCAAATTTTATAATAATATTTGTCCACCAATCATAGTCTTCTTTTCCACTAAGGATATTGGCGGCATCATTAAAAAGTGAAGAATGTCTAATATTCCAAGGATTGAAATTATTAATATAAAGAATTTGATTAATAATAAGTATTTTTTTTTGTATATATAGATACCAGTAATCAATAATGGTATTGGCGGATTTTATCGAATATATATAGTCACATATTTCGATTGGTAAAAGGTCAAAGTATGACATATATTAATAAAATATAAAATATGTTTAATTACATTTGGATAATAATAATATTGAATCCTTTACCGGAAATTCGGGTAACAAAATAAATGAGTAAATTTTATACGTCCGATGGGTCTGGTGGGTATGGGGTTATATGTACATGTTGTAAAATTTCGTTATCAATATCCAGCATATTATCATAGTCTACAACCATGCGTTTTATTAAACGACAAATTTTGTCTAAACCACACGAGTATATCATATTTTCGTACATCCCTGAAAGAGATGAAAATAGGACTTCAAGATTCTCAACACGTTTTTCCAGAGGTGATTCAAGTAATTATGTGTTATTTATTTTATTATAAATATTATTAATTTCCATTTATATTATTCATCAAACTATTGCTCATCATATTATTACTAAATAAAAAAAAATAATATTATGTTATTTGAAATTATTATTATAATTATTATTATATTAATTTAGAACGGCGAGAGGACCGGAAAAATGAATTACTAGAATAGATACCGTTTTAAACGACCAAGAGTGATATACAAAAAGGAATAGTTTAATAATAAAAAAAAATTATTTAATAAAAAAATGTATATTAATATGACAAGTATTATTGATATATTAAATGATAAAACAAGTGTGAATAAATATATTTCTAATTTAAATATTTGTAGAAATAAAATTATCCAAACCCGACATAAAAATATTACAACAACGAAATCATGTAGAGGATGGCAAGTACAATATTATATTCTTTATTTGATTTACGTCATTGATATTTCTAAATTAAATGATAAAAAATTTATATATGATTTATGTAAAAAATATTATGAAATTTTAGAGCTTGAAGAAGGACCATTATATCAATATATTAGTCTAAATAGGTTAAATGTGTTTGGTATTGATTATAAAACATATATAAATTGTAAAAAAAATAAATTAGAATTAATTAATAACGATTTAGTAAATAACGCTTTATGTATCTATGGTATAAATAAAAACACTCTGGAAATATATTATGACAGTCCAGTATTTCATTATTTTACTTTAATAAAGAATGAAAATGAATATTATATAACATCAAGTTATTATTCCGATTATGTATGTATACCTTATCAGATTACAAAATTGAATAATTTAGACGAGTTTTATTATTTTTGTGAATGTATTAATGATTTAACTAATATACAAAAAAAAGAATATTTTATTGAATTTATGAAGATTTATTTTTTAAACGGAGGAATAAAAACAAGATATGATGAAGATACAGTAGATGAATATCCAAAACTTAAGCCTTTGTGGATATCACCAGAAGATGGTATCAGGAAAGAATTACATTTTTTTTTAACCAGTACAATTTTATCATTTGATATAGCTTGTATTACAAATTATTCTGAATTAATCGAAAGTCAATTAAAGTAAATTTTTACTTTTACTTTTTACTTTTTACTTTTTGTTTAAATTATAATAATTAAATAAACGTAATTTTATAATGGCACAAGTAGAAATTGATTTACTGATTGAATTTAAAGAAAACTTAAACAATTTTGGAACTAAATCATTTATTGAACACGACAAAATGAAACAAATAATATGTAAATTAAACGAATGGATTTATCCAGATATAATTGAAATGTTATTAGCGAATATGAACATTACATATAAACCAAAAGAAAAGGAATATTTATTACTTTTAATTAAAATATTAATTGAAGAAAGTGATATAATAATTAAATATAATCTAATTAATCTAATTCCGGCTGTTATTGACCTTTTGTGTGATGTAAAAGAATACGTGCGAAGTACAGCAAAAGAAATTCTTATAAAATTAATGTATTCGTGTGAAAATGAAGATTTAACATCGTTTTTACCTATAATAATTAAATCTATTGAAAATATCGATTTTATACCAGAGGCGATTGACCGATTACTAACATGTGTATTCATACAAAATGTTGAATGTGATGCACTTTCTATACTTGAACCTATAATTATCAGAGGATTAAAACATAAAATTAATGAAGTTCAAAAAAAAACTTATATAATTATTGATAATATTTATAAATCAATTAAACACCCAAAAGAAATAAATTCAAAAATCAAGCCTTTAATTATAAATTGTTCATTAAATAATTCTAATCCAGAAATTAGAAGTATAGCCAATAAAACACTTATAACACTTAGCGAAATATTCGGGGAAAATGAAATTATAATAAAAGAATCAGAAGACATATTTAAATTATTAAAAGAGGAATTTAGTGATGAGTCATTTGAATTGGAATATCTAAGTAAATTATTAAAAAATATGTGTAATTATCATTATTTCGAATATGACATTTGGTTATCGTTATTTAATAATTATTTAGAATATAATATTGACATAATATCTGATGTATGTAATAATATTATAAAAAAATACGAAAATTAAAATAATTATAAAAATTAATCACAATTTTAAAATATTTTAATGAATAATTTAATTATTTATTTCAATTAACACATCTTTCGATGATAAATTGCCATTAAACAATTGATCTAATCCTGGATATGATTGTATTGCGTTAGATGTTGTCATTAATTTATAACCGATTATTTGACTTAAATCTCCCTTTCTATATTTTGAATTAAATTTTTCTACAACACTCTGAACGGCTTTTTTACCTCTTTGTAATCGTTCCGCAGAAAGTATTTTAACATCTTTATATGTGATTAGTTTACCATTTAATTTATAATCACACACAGTATTTTGTATATCTGTTTTATCTATATTTGTACTACATAAATAACCCGCACATCTTTCTGCCTTATTATTAAAAGTACATGTTTTTGAATTTGTTGTTAAAGTTGTTCCAGATGGTAAATCATCCATAAAATCTTCACATGTTTTGCCAATATAAAAGAATCCCAAAACAGAATTTCTTAGAATTTTATTTAAACTACTGTTTTCATCCTTAGCCATAATATCATTAACATAAATATTTACCTCATTTTCCCACCATCCAGATAAACCGGAGCATGCATTACCGTATAAATAATTATAATCATAATATCCATCTCCATCAATTTTTGCGGTTTTATTTTTATACCCAGTCTTACTATCTAATGTTTTATAAATATATTTCCAAAGTTTTTTCATTTCATATATCCACCTATCCCAATCTGTTTTTAACCACTTTACCTGAACTTGCATAATGTGTTGAGTACTAATTGGGATATCATAATCTTCATCAATTTTACAGTTATTTGGTACTGATCCATTTTGAAAATCACAATTTTTCCATGTTTGTTCTGAAAATGTTGCACCACCATCATTATAATCAACATTAATACCAGTTGATAAATAATTTCTATCTGTATTAGATACACTTAAATTTGTTCCTATAATTTCAGAACCAAATTGCGCATTATTATTAGTATCAGTCGTTTTATAAAGAGTGGGAGATGTTAAATAACAATTCTCAGCTGGTATATACTTAGCCCATTTTTTACAACTACCAGTGTTACCATAATATTTGTCATTTAAGAATTTTTTATCATCCGTAGATATATTCTTCCAGTCTATCTGTTCTGCTTTATAACAATCTGTTATTCCATCTTTAAAATTTGGGTCTGTCAATCCATATCTATCTTTTACGTTTGGACAATCCCAACTAAACCCCGGACTCCAATTATTATACCAAGAATCACTATTCAGACTTGTACCAGAATTTTGCATTCTACAATTTGTATCTACAATATTATCACTGTAAGAACATTCAGTATTACAACCAACCAAAGTATCAATAGATTGATAAATACAGTATTCATCTTGGTTTGGCTCTTTATTACCTTTATTATATACAATTGGATTGCACCGACCAATTTTATTATTAACGTCAAATATTTTTTGTTGTCCTTGTGTACTTCCACAATTTCTTCCATATGTGGCAGAATCTGTTATACCCATCCCACTTATTAATGGCCATATTCTGGATGGATCAACAATTATACCAACATTTGGTGTCCAAAATCCCATATTGTTAACAATGCTTGTTGGATAAGAATATACAATTGGAGGTAAATCTTTTCTCAAATAGGTCCACGCAGAACAATTTTGTTTATTTTGACCAGGCAATGAACAATCCGTAAATGCACGAACACCACCTGAATTGAAATCTAATTTAAAATCATCAACTTTATTTATTTGCTCTAATTGTTCGAGCTCCATTAAATGAACTAAAATTCCTCCAATATTTGGATGTTCTGAATATATATTATTTTGCATATTAACAATTGTGTCAAATAATTTACCTGCCGTAATTTGAGGGGATGGGCTCATAGACGCTAAGGCTTTTTCAATAAATTCATCTTTATTTTTTCCAGAATGTGGTGGTGCTGGTGGTGTTGGTGGTGCTGGTGGTGTTGGTGGTGATGGTGGTGTTGGTGGTGATGGTAGTACCAAATATATAATATTAATAATAATTAATATTATACTTAATATGAATGAAATTAAAATATGTCTATTTATTAATTTAAAATAAGATAAAGAATTAATTAAAAAGAATGAAATAAATGTTAATAATATAATATATAAATAAATATTATTTTTCGATGGTCCTGGAAGTATATTATTATTATATTTATTATTATATTTATTATTCCATGATATAATTTTATCTATTTGATATTTATTCGCTATACCATGTACAGTACTGTCAACCATAACATTTTCAACTGGAACACCGTTTTTTTTTAATATGTTATAATAATAAGTTGATGCCATTGGATCAGCATATGAGTCGTCAGTAGACTGAATTAAAATTACCGGCGGGTGATTTGACCATTTAAATTTACCGTTATCATAATTTGGTTCTGATAAATCATGTGGGCAACATCCTCTTGGATATGCTGGAAAAAGACAAGGACCAAAATGCGGATCTCCACCACAATTAATATCATTACCGCAATCTTTTGAATAACAATATAAACTTCCACCTGCGACCATTATCGCACATTTAATAGTTGGAAAATGATAATTATTCGGTGTAGTTTTTAATAATGGAAAGTCATTCATATATCGACTTACTGCTCCACACCCAACAGAATATCCAAAAAGTGTTAAATTATTATAATTTAATTTTAAATTATTTAGCGGACTCGGTAATTTATTCTCTTTAATTATATTAAAAAGATTTTGTAAATATAATTGATCTGGATTATCCTTATACCAACATTCTCTTTTTGTGTAGCTTTTATCATTACAGGATTGATTTAAATACACATCGGAACTTATCATAGATAAATGAATGATTATATAATCTGATTTAATGAATTGTTTAAAAAGGTCCATTACATTTTTCATTAAATATTTTGGATTATTTGAACATTTATCTGTTATAATTCCGCCGTATGATGTCTCATTTTCTCCACACCACCACTCAGATGCTACCGCATTAATATTAAAATCATTATTTAAAATATAATTATATTTTTTATTTTTAACTATATTTTTTGGAGTAGATATACCAACAATTCTTTTAGTCATTTTTTTTGTAGGTAAGCCATCATTGTTACGTAAACTATTTGGATTCAAAGTATATTCAGGTGTATTAATATAAAACCAATATTGATTATAATCCGGATTTTTAATTTGGGAGATATACATTATATTGTATAATAACATTTTATTATTATTTTATTATTATTAAATTAAACATTTTTTACATATAGGATATTGTTCAAATTTACTATTATCTGATTGACACGATGAACAAGTTCCAGGACATGTATAATTTCCTGAATCGTTTTTACATTTATCCAAATCTAAATCTATATTTGGATTATTTACATTTAAACATGTATGAGTCTTTTTACCTGATGATATGGTTTTATTTTGTTCTAATATATTAAATATATTAGAAACCCCCGTTACTATCCAATCAGGTATTTTATTATTATTATATCTAACACATAATCCAGTATTTGATGTATTTCCCCAGTAATCTGGTGTGAAATTTGATGAACTTATTAATAATCCCCAATCTGAATAATAAATTTTTGCATGTAATATTTTACACGGTGATCGAACAGTTTGAACAGTTGGTGGAGTTTCATTAGACCTCGCATACCAATAATTAATTGTAAAATACCCACTTTTTTCCCATTTAGTAAGTAATTCTTTTGTAGTTGGACAATTAAACATACTACACGTTGCATTTACATTATATGGCATACTATTATCCCAAGCAGGATTATTAATCCAAAATTCTATTGTAACTCCATTATCTATCGCGGTTTGTATAGCGTCTTTTATTTTAATATCATATCCACAAGGCGAAAATGTACTACTAAATAATGAAAAATCAAATGATGTAATTTTAATAAAACTGTTTGCATTAAATATTAAATCATATAAATGAGACCATTCATATGATACACTACTTGTTTTAATTGAGTCATATGTTCCAACTGGTTCATACTGTGAAAAATCCGATTTAGTTTGTGGAAAAGTTGTGCCCTTTGGTTGATTCTTACAGTTGTAATTAAATGGCGATAAGGCTATAAAATATTTAACTTTATCATTATTTGTTTGTACGATGTATGGAGAATGAAAATTATATTTTAACTGCAGAATAAAATTTGTATTATTTGATTGGTGTATAAAATATTGTTGTCTCTTTTTAATATCATCAAATAATTCAGATTTAGAATTTATTGTAATTCCTATATCAATTGCACTACTCGTAGATAAATTTTGTCCTCCTATATATGCCTCATTTTCAGAGATAAATAATTTATCATGAAAAAAATAGTTGACTTTCTTAAAGTGTAAATGATCATTTTTTACATTTGGATTATTTGTATATTGTAATATGATATTACTAAGACAACTGTTTTCTTCTGGTGAATCTCCTGTTATAATTATAACATGAACTCCCCGATTTGTTGCATTTACTATTTCCCAATAAATTATATTTTGATAATCGGTTGGATCATCTGATTGCCATTTACCCAGATTAAAATAAACATTAATTAAAGTAAGATAGTATTTTGATTCCTTAATTAAATTAATTAACCAATAATAAAAAGTATTTGGAATTTTATATAATTCACTTTTATCAATAAAAGGATTTGATATTACAACATTAATCAAACTTTCATCTTCTTTACCAATATTGTTATTATAATTTATTGATAAAACATTATCATTTTCATTTTTAGATTGTTCAAATTTATAACATTTTACATTATCATATTTATAACATTCTTTTGTATTATTTCCAAATTGAGAAAAACATGGTTTGTTATCAGTACTCCAAGATTGTTCTAAGGGTAAGGTGCAGGACCATGGTGAACTATAAGTAGGAAAATTACTATTATAAGACGAATGATATTCTTTTGAACCTGGATTACCTCTGGTTTTATCCGATATAAATATTTGACAGACTTCATTATTTTTTGTATCATCATAATTAATTGCTAAACAATCTTTATCTTTTCTACAATAATTTTTACATTTATTTAAATCTAAATTATTATCGTCGGTTTTATTATATTGTATATAATTTGGAAAATTTTGTTTTATCGTAGTACAAAATCCTGGACCAGAAATACCGTCAATCTCTTTGAATACTCCTTGTACTGGTATTTTTGGTGATGGTGATGATGGTGATGGTGATGGTGGTGGTGATGGTGGTGGTGATGGTGGTGATGATGGTGATGATGGTGATGGTGATGGTGGTGGTGGTGATGGTGGTGGTGATGGTGGTGATGATGGCAGTTTACACACTTTTTTACATTGTGTTAGTGTCGTGCGACTTTTTGAACTTCTAATACATTTACCGGTCTGACATAAATAATATTTTTTTGATTGTTTTATAATATATAATACCGTTATAATTATAAAAGTACTTATAAAAAAAATAAGTGTTATTATCTGAAACATTTATTATATATATATATAATAAATTAATTAAATATTATTAATTAATTTATTAGTACCAATAAATTAATTAAAATAAGTGTTATTATCTGAAACATTTATTATATATATATAATAAATTAATTAAATATTATTAATTAATTTACGTTAGTACCAATAAATTAATTAAAAACATGTTATTAATAATGAAAGTATTAGTCACAGGTGGTTCGGGCTTTTGTGCATCACATTTAATTGATTCTTTAATAGAACGAGGAGATTATGTAGTTAATATTGATAAATTAGACTATTGTTCTTATGATAATACAGAAAATATTCCGGGTAAATATAAATTTATAAAGGGAAATATATGTAATTCTGAAATGATAACATTTATTCTTAATGAATATTCGATTGAATGTATTTATCATTTAGCTGCTCAAACACACGTAGATAATTCATTCTTTAATTCAACACAATTTACAATGGATAACGTTGTTGGAACTCATACACTTTTAGAATGTTCCCGAGCTTATGGTAAAATACAGAAATTTATTCATATGTCTACGGATGAAGTATATGGTGAAGTTAAACAGGATGAACAAGAAAAAACAGAAACAAGTTTATTAAAACCAACAAATCCATACTCTGCAACAAAAGCTTCGGCCGAATTACTTGCGGCATCCTATTATAAATCATTTCAATTACCAATTATAATCATACGTTGTAATAATATGTATGGTCCACGTCAATATCCAGAGAAAGTTATTCCAGCTTTTATACATAATTTACTAAACGGTGATAAATGTAATATACAAGGAGATGGACATACCGAAAGACATTTTATTTACGTTAAAGATGTTGTTGACGCACTTTTATTAATTCATGATAAAGGTAAAATAAATGAAATTTATAATATATCAACTGAATATTATATGAATATCAAATCACTCGCTGAAATGATGATTAAAAGATTAAAAAATACTGAGAAATATTCAGAACATATAAACTATATTGAAGATAGAAAATTTAATGATTTCCGATATTTAATAAACAGTAATAAATTAGAGGAACTCGGTTGGAAAGCAAAAGTCGATTTTGAAGAAGGTATTCAAAAAACGATTAATTATTATGAAAATTATATTCTTAAATAATTATACAATGTCATTAGAAAAAGGAATACAAAGAATCGGGTCAGTTTATATATATGCATGGATTATTAGTTTAGCTTTTGTATTTTTTGGATGTTTAGGCGGTATAATAATGGTGTGGTTAGTTGGAACACCTCCTCCGAACTCGAATGACCCGAATGACTATGCGGGTGATGATACAAAAACAATGAAAATGGTATGGACTATAATATTAGGAATAATAATGTTAATAGTTCCAGTTGCAATTTATTTAATATATTCTAATAGAAATAATAAATCATTTGAGGAATATGCGGGAATAACTGGTATGTTTGATACTGCCGTAAATACAATACGAACACCTTATTATTAAAATAATTAAATAATAATAAATTAATAAATAATTAATAAATAAATAAATAAATAATTAATAAATAAAAATGTTTATATTTATTATAATAATAATGTTCGTATCGAAATATCTAAGTAAATATCAATTTGAATTAATTTTAATTTCAGTTTTAGCAATTGTTGTAACAAGTATTGGAATTGCGACACACAATGAATATTCGTGTAGTAATGGTACTTATATTGAGTTAAAACATAATTCACAAGAAATTAAATGTTTTAGCAATGAGCTTAAAAATGCGCATAGTGGTCTGGAAAAAGAGATACACTATCTAGAAGATTCCGCGAATAAATGTGGATTAACGAAATGTAATGGAACAACTTTTGGGTATATTTTTAATATTATAGTACTTTCGATATCTTGTTTGATATTAGTATTATTCCCTATTATGAAAATGTTTCCGAATTTATTAAAATTTTAAAATATATATATATTAAATAATGCAAGAGGTATTAGCAGATTTAGTAAAATCCCAAGCGACCTGGTTAAGTTTATTTTTAATAATTGTAGCAAGTATCGGTATTAATTATAATAATAGATTAAATTGTAATAATGCAGAAATTAAAGCTTGTCCAACTAGTTCTAATTTTTGTTCGCACTCAAACGAATTTGGAAATATATTTAATATTATAGTATTAGTTATGGGTATTTTAATGTTGATATTAAATTTTGGTTATTTATTTTATAATAGAGACTAAATCGTTTTAATAATTAATTAAAAAAAATAATAAATAATAAATGTTTGAATTTTATGAATTTAACACGTTAAATGTTATGGTGGTATTAATTTCAACATTTATTATTTATTATACTTTTTGTAAATACAAGAAGAATAAAGAAGAGGAAAGTATGAACTTAGATAAATTAATTATTTCAGCATTAGCTGGAATTCTGTTAAGTATAACAGTTGCTTATATTTTAACGGGTAAAGAAGAAACACTTTTGAGTGACAATTATTGGGAAAATAATTTAATACAAGAATAAACCACGTTATTATTAACTTATAAAAAAAAATGATAATTGTAATAGTAAATGTCTTTGCAGATTACTAAATTTGATCCTAAACAAATAGAAACTCGTAGATTAACTGGGGCTGGTCCAGCTACATGTGTATTTATAGGTAAAAGAGGGACAGGTAAAAGTACATTAGTTGCTGATATTTTATATCATTGTAGAAATATTCCGATGGGTGTAGCAATATCCGCAACGGAAGACGGGAATGCTTTTTATTCAAGTCATATACCCGATATATTTATACATTCGGAATATAAATCAGAGGTTGTCCAGCAGATTATAACCAGACAAAAAAAAGCTATCTCTAAAAACCCCGGATCTAAGGATACAAGTAATGACGCGTTTATACTTTTAGATGATTGTATGTATGATAAAAAGATGATTCGCGACCCAAATATCCGCGGTATTTTTATGAATGGTAGACATTGGAGAGTGACGTTTATGTTAACTATGCAGTATTGTATGGACTTACCACCGGACCTACGTGCAAACATCGACTTTATTTTTGTCTTACGTGAGAATATTATTCAAAATCAGGAAAAATTATATAAAAATTTTTTTGGTATTTTCCCCCATGTTGATACATTTAAAGAAGTTATGAATTCGTGTACAGAGGGATTTGATTGTTTAGTTCTTGACAATACATCAAGAAGTAATAAAATATGTGATTGTGTATTTTGGTATAGAGCAAAACCAAATCGCAAATTTAAAATGGGTTCAAAAGAATTGTGGGATTACCATAAAAGTAATTATAATGAGAAACATTCAACAGAGGACCATGAATTAGATATTAATAAGACCAAAAAAAAACCTGGAATAACAGTAAAAAAAGTTAAACAAATAAAGAAAGTAAAAGAAGTAAAGTAAAAAAAGAAGTAAAGTAAAAGAAGTAAAGTAAAAAAAGAAGTAAAGTAAAAGAAGTAAAAGAAAAAATAATAAAGTCAAAAAAAGAATAAAAGTAAATAGTAATTAAATGAAATTTGGAAAAGAGTTTAGTGTATTACCGAATGAAATACAAGTAAAAATAATAATGGATATAATGTTAAAACTTCAAACTGAATTAGTTGATTATCAGATTAAATTAACTTTAACGAGAAACGAATTAGAAAAAAAAGTACAAGAATTAAAAAATTTACAAAGAATCGGTGGACCTATGACTGCGTTAATTCATATACAAGAAGATAAAAAGATGTCTCGTAAGACTCGTGATGACGCTTATTATAAATTATTACATATTTATAAACCGATTATAGATAAATTAAGAAAAGACAAAAAAGAATTAATAGAAACGATTAATAATGAATTCAAGGAGTATAACATGATTAAAAAAGAATATTATTCTAACTATAATTTATTAAAAAAACTTAATTAATATTTAAAGATTTATTATATAAATTAAGAAAAGATAAAATAATTAATGGTTCACTCTAAAATTCAACAATTACTAAATATACCACAACACGAACAGAGAAGTCCAGAATGGTTTGCTCAAAGAAAAGATAAATTAACTTCAAGTGATGCTGCAACAGTACTTGGTATTAATCCATATTCAAAAAGTCATGAATTACTTTTTCAGAAATGTGGTATAGAACGACCATTTATCAGTAACGTGGCGACATTACATGGACAAAGATATGAAGATACTGCAATTGAACTATATTGTAGAATTACTGGTAAAATAAATCACAATTTTGGGCTTCTATGTTATTCAGATGTACATAAAGGTTTAGAAAATCATAATACCGATTATGATTTTATAGCTGGTTCTCCGGATGGAGTTGTTGAATCTATAAATAATCCAGAAATAGAACCAATTCTAATAGAAGTTAAATGTCCATATAAACGACCTATTAAAGATGGTATAATACCAGAATATTATATGCCACAAGTTCAATTAAATTTGTTTATATGTAATTTAAGTATTGCAGATTTTATTGAATATTCTCCGATGGATAATAAGTTGAATATAGTAAGAGTATATAAGGACCCTTTTTGGTTTAATAAAAATTTACCTACACTTTGCACATTTTGGGATAATGTAATGAAGTATCGTTTAGTTGGAATAGAAACACATCCAGAACTAATCAAAAAAAGAGAGCGCGAAAAGAAGAAAGAAGAAATGAAGAAAGAGAAAGAGAAGAAAGAAGAGGATGAAGAAATAAAGAATAAGAATAAAAAATGTATGATTATTGATTGAATGTGCCTGTGACTGTAAACGTAATTGTATTATATTGATTAAATGTGTTAATTATTTAAAGATTTTAATCATTCTAATATAATATTAATGGGTATTCGAGGCCTAAATACATTTATTAAAAAAGTGTGTCCGGAATGTGTAACATACAATAAAATTACTAAATATTCCGGTAAAGTATTTGCAATTGACGCGAGTATATTAATTTATAAATATAGATATATATCAAAAATTAATGATTCGTCGCATATTATAGGATTTATAAACAGAGTAAAGTATTATTTAAGTAATAATATTATTCCAGTATTTATATTTGATGGAATTCCGCCGATAGAAAAAAAAAATACGTTAAAAAAAAGACAAAATATAAAAAATAAAATTCAAGAAAAAATCGATATATTACATAATATAAATAAACATAATTCAGATATAGAAAAAGAAGAAATAAATAAAGAAATCGACAAGTTGTCGAATCAAATAATATATGTTACTAAATATCATATATACGAATGTCAAAAGTTGTTAAAATTATTAGGAATACCATTTATGGTCGCACCAGATGAAGCTGAAAAATATTGTGTGTTTTTACAAAATGAAAAATTAATTGATTATATAGTAACTGATGATACAGATGTTTTAACATTTGGTGGAAATAAAATATTAAAAACAAGTATTAAAAGTGATATTATCGAGGTTGATTTAAATGTGCTTTTAAATAAAATTGAATACAATAAAGATAAATTTATAGAATTGTGTGTATTATCTGGATGTGATTATCTCCCGTTCATTCCAAATTTAGCAATTAATACAGTATATACTTTATTTAAAAAACACGATGATATCAATTCAATAATTAAATTAAATAAATATACATTTCCCGAAGACTATAATTATACAAAAGTTAAAAAAATATTTACCGAATTTAATTATGATAATAATATTTCTAAATTTAAATTAGAAATAATTAATTTAGATGAATTAAAATTATTTCTGAATAATATGAAAATTGAAAATGGTAATAAAATAATAAATAAATTTATTTAATTAAAAATTATTTTCTTGTGTATATATTATAAAGAAATGAGTGATACCTTAGCTATGTTTTTTGGAGCAAAGAAAAAGCCTGCCCGTAAATCGCCTAAACGCAAATCCCCTGCCCGCAAATCCCCTGCCCGCAAATCGCCGGCCCGCTCACGCACAAAATATCTTATGGTTAATGGTCGTCAGAGACAATTACATAAGGGTGTTAAGGGAGGTACTTATTATGTTTCAAAAGGAAATAAAGTATATGTAAACGCCGGGCAAAAACGCAAAGCCAGCCCAAAACGTAAAGCCAGCCCAAAACGTAAAGCCAGCCCAAAACGCAAAGCCAGCCCAAAACGTAAAGCCCGCCCATCGCGATATGGATACGGGTTTGGACAGCCTGGTTTAATTGATATTATGGGTCCAACATTGTAAATTGACATCGACCTTGACCTTGACCTTGACAAAAAATAATTATAATAATAATAATAATATAAATTATTATAATTACATTTTAAACTTACTCACCCTTACTTACCCTTACTCATCCTCATACTTTACAGTCTTTAAAGTCTTGAATCATTATATTTTCATTAATGTTAAATAATGTTCTTTCTATTGTTCGTAAGCTATTTGGGTGTGTTTTATCTGTTCTAATTAGAATAGGTACAAAATTATTATCTTTGAAATCGCATTCTAAAATACATTCATTTTTATAATTTTCAAGACTTTTTGTTTTAGTAATAAAAATGTTTCCATTATTGTCAGTATTATGTATTTTTGCAAATATTGTAATGTTTTTAAGGTGATACACACATGCTTCGAATGAATCACCATCTTCTTTAATCAGAAAATCAAAAGTGTGTTTATTGTGTGGTTTCCATTTTAACATAGAATATTGTGTTCCAGATGTTACGGGTAAACCATTTGGCATAAAAATTATTCCATCATTCTTCAATTCGCCATTTTCATATTCTTTATTTATAAATTCATCAAAATTGTCAAATAAATAAAATGTTTTCACTTTTAATAAAATAAATAAGTCAGAATTATTATTTTCAATTTCTTTTTTAACATTATTTAATCTTTCATTATGTTTTAAATATGAAATTTTATTATTATTTAAAAGTACACAATCATGAATAATGAACTGCCATTTATCATTAATTTTACATAATTCACCATCTAAAAGAGTTCCGGAATATAAATTAACATCAATATCAATTGTAAATATTTCAAGTGCCCGATTAATTAAAACACACATGTTTTTATTATTATTTGTAAAAAAATACATTAAAAATCTTGTTCCATCTAATTTCAATCCCACGTTATATTTAAAATTAGTTAATTTGTATAAATCTTTTTTTTCCACTGAAACTGGTTGAGGTCCGGGAAAAATTTGCACTTTTCCTTTTACGTTATAATGAAAATTAATCATTTTTATTATATAATTAATTAAATTATCATCAACAATTTTAATACCCAGAGGACCATTTGGTATAATACTCATTGTACCCAGAGGACCATTTGGTATAGTGCTCATTGTACTCATTGTACTCGGTGTACTGATTGTATTCATTTATATTATATTAATCTATATAAACTTTAAGTATCTTAAAATTTGTTAAAGTATTTAAGGGTTTTATTGTTAATATCAATAATGAATCATCAAATTACTGGTAAAAGTTTAATGTTATTAAATTCATTAATAGATTACTATAAAAACAACATGAATGTTATGGCGTGTATAATTACTCAAAAAAACTCCTTGTCATTAAGAGTATTAGACTGGTTAGTTACAAATTATTCTAAAAAATATAATATAGTATACACATTAAATAAAGGAAATAAAAAGTGTAATTTCAATATTTATTTAGACTATAAAAATCAATTAAAAGCGTATTCAAAAAAATTATTTGACCCATTTTGTAGAAGAGAAAGAATATTATTAAATACATCGAATCTTAAATGGGAAATAACAGATAAAAAAAAATGCGGAAATAACGAAATGATAACAACAGTTGGACAATTGAATTTTTTTAAATGGTTTATAGAAAATAATATTATCAATTATGCCATAGAAAATATCAGAGATATAGATAATGATATGATAAATACATTAGAACAAACTAAAAAATCAAATAAACGCTCTGAATTATCAAAATCTGCATCAAAACATATATGTTCATATGAAAAAAAAATCAGTATTAATTTTTAATGACTTAAAAAATTGAAATACTTATTATTATAAATAGCGATGAGCACTTTCAACAAATGGTTGCAAAATGTTGGGTTATTCAATTCTGATGATTCTGAAAATAAAAAATTTACACATTTGTTATTAAATGGAGGAAAACTATATGTAGAGGATATTGATTTATTTAATGAAAAATATTCGAACTGCATTGAAAAAAATGAATATATTTACTTAGTTGAATGTCGTCCCGATATATTTCCTTTATTTTTTGATTTAGACTTTTTATTAAATGATGAAAATGATTTAAATGAAAAAACGATTATTTCAATAATTCAAAATATAAATGATACTATAAAATTGTTTTATGATATTAATTTTAAATGTATAGTAACAACTGCTGATATAAAAACAGTAAATAAAAACGATAAAAATTATATTAAAAAAGGGTATCATTTACATTGGCCCGATTTAATTATTAATAAGAATATCGCACTTGATATAAGACTGTCATGTATTGTAAAATTAAAAACAATATATGGAAACCAATTTGCAAATAGTTTTAATGACATTATAGATGAACATGTATTTAATTCGAGCGGACTTAGATTAACTGGGTCAAGAAAAGGTCATTATGTAGCACAAGCAAAAAAGTTTGTTGATGAAGGAAGACCATATTATTTATTTAAAGTATTTATTAACAATAATATTGATTCTGACGAATATTCTAAATTAAAAGATAATAATCATAATTTAATAAAAGAAACCAGTATTATCACTAAAAATAAAAATGTTATTGATCCTATACATAACCCGTCTATTGATATTAAAAAATGCGAAGAATGTGAAGATAGTCGAGAAAGCAAGGGCGACTGGGATAGACTTGGAAAGAGTACATTAGAATATATAGAAATACTTCGATTTTTCAAAAATTATGTTAAAGATTATTCAGTAAATGATATAAAAAGAATATTTTGTTCAGAAAATAATAATGTATATATTATTTGGACTAAAAGTAAATATTGTTTAAATATATTAAGAGATCACAATTCATGTGGAATCTATTTTAAATTAAATAAAGATGGTATATGTCAAAAATGCTTTTGTAAATGTGATACAATGGAAGGTAGAAAATACGGATATTGTCGTGATTTTTCCAGTACAATTATACCATGTACTCCACACCTGCAAAAGTTATTAAATTTTAATAATAATAATAGTTCAACCCCATTAAATAAAATGGAGTGTAATAATTTAGATGATTTTAGAAGTAATCTTTATAATGTATTTACAAATAAAACACCAATAAGAACAAAAAAACCTGTAAATACCAAAAAAACCCAATTAAATAAAAGTTCTTAATATAATAAATATTATAGAAATAACAACAGCAGATAAAACTAATCCAACAGTATTTAAATCGCTATTACCATTACTGGTAAATGGTAGATAATTTGAAATAGTTCCTTTAAAAAATGATGTGGAAAATAATATAAATAAAATTGAAATTATTAAAATTTCTTGCATATTTTTTCCACTTTTTAACTTTTTAATTTTACCAAATAATGATTTATCTTCATTAAAATCTTCTTTACCTTTTAATTGGTTCTGTTGCTGCTGTTGTTGTTGCATTTGTTTCTGTTGCATTTGTTGTTGTTGCTGCTGTTGTTGTTGCATTTGTTGTTGTTGCTGTTGTTGCTGTTGTTGCTGTCTTTGTTGCATTTGTTGTTGATATTGTAATTGTTCATTTTTCTGCTTCATCATTTCAGAATCTATATGTTCTTGTCCTTGTCCTGGTCCTGGTCCTTGTCCTGGTCCTGGTCCTTGTCCTGGTCCTGGTCCTGGTTGTCCTTGTAGTCCTGGTTGTCCTTGCCCTGGTGGTCCTTGCCCTGGTGGTACTTGTCCTTGTGGTCCTTGTCGAAATTTGTCAACTGAGTCAGAGTAAGAATCATTTAAATTTTGCTGCATTATAATAAATTATAATATTACAAATAATTTATTATTACGCAAAAATTATAATTTAATTTAATTTAATTAAATTCGGAATTATTTCCATTTTTTTTTTCTTTCTTATATATTAATATAAAATGGGTGGAGGTCTAATGCAATTAGTTGCCTATGGTGCACAGGACATTTATTTAACCGGTAATCCTCAGATTACATTTTTCAAGGTGGTATATCGTCGTCATACCAATTTTGCTATGGAAAGTATTCAACAGACATTTTCTGGAAATGCCGAGTTTGGTAAAAGAGCAACAGCAATTGTCTCCCGGAACGGGGATTTAGTCAATTCCGCATATTTACAGGTATCATTACCATCTTTAAGTATGAGTATGGTTGAATTAACTAATCCATCTGCATCGGTTCGGGCTGATGATTATGAATTATGTTGGACTAATTATGTTGGATTAGCTATGATTAATCACGTCACTGTTGAAATTGGTGGTCAAGAAATTGACAAACATTTCGGACTTTGGATGTATGTCTGGCAGGAATTAACTATGACTGCTGAAAAAGCCCAGGGTTATAAGCGTATGGTTGGTGGGTCTGATGGTTCTGGCTGGTTATTGTTAGGAAATGCGGCTGAAGCCCAGGTTCTACATGTACCATTAGACTTTTGGTTTAATATTAATGCTGGTCTATCTTTACCTTTAATTGCTTTACAGTATCACGAAGTCAAGTTCATCTTTCAGTTCTATGACTTACGCGATTTGGTTGTAGTAATCAATAAAACTGATGGAGAACAATTACTTTCAGATGAATGGAGATTAAACAACAACACTGGTGTTAATCCCACTATCGAATTATTCATCGACTATATTTATTTAGATACCGATGAACGTCGGAAATTTGCTCAAATGTCGCATGAATATTTAATTGAACAGGTTCAGCATAATGAACAGACTATTGATTTAACCAAAGGTGGTGTTCAGGCTCATAGATTAACTTTCAATCACCCATGTAAGGAATTAGCATGGCTTATGGTTCGCCAGGACAATAAACAAAACAACGACCATTTCAATTTCTCTAATTCAACTCCCGGAAATGAGAAGTTAGGAGGTGATATTCTAAAATCCGCCCAGCTAAGACTAAATGGGCACTACAGATTTAACCCAGCCCGTGGTCCTCTTTTCTTCCGTCAGTGGCAGCCATTTATCCATCACACACGAATCCCAGATTCTAACTTATACGTATATTCATTTGCTCTTCGACCAGAAGAACACCAACCTTCCGGAACTTGCAATTTCTCACGTATTGATAATACAATGATGGAACTTGACGTCAATAATGATGCTCTGGTCAGTTCACCAGTTGTTCCAGGACACAAATTTCCCAATGGAGAACATGCTCTATTAACTGTGTATGCACGCAACTATAATGTTCTACGTATCATGAGTGGTATGGGTGGCTTAGCCTATTCGAATTAAATTTACTATTTACTATTTTACAATAAAAAACAATTTTAATTTAAATAAAATTAAAATTAAAATTGGTTTTTCTTCTTCACTTCACTTCACTTCACTTCACTTCAATTCACTTCAATTCACTTCACTTCACTTCTTCTTCTTCTACTTTATCTGCCCAAGATTTACTTGGTGTCTCAACCGAATTATTACTAATGTCTTCTAATAACTCTGATGCTGTACTAAGAGGTGATGAATTTGGACAATTGTCTCCATTTAACACTGGGCTATTTTGTCTCGAAATTTGAACAGTTTTTTCTGATTTTTCAGTAGCTTCTAATTCGTTACTCTGTCTTTTTTCATCATTTCCTATTTCAGCATTATCCAGTAGCTCTCTTTTACGTTCTTCAAAAAACATTTTAGACTTTAATTGAGATTCTCGATGACCGGATATAATTTCATTTAATTTTAAATCAACATGTACCTGCTCAATTAATTCTGGGTCAGGAGGAACTAAAAGCCAGGAATACATATCAACTACATATAAATCAAATGTCGGGTCAATTTGGTGCAGCATTTCAGAGTGTTTTTTAGCATCTTCTATTTTATCAAAAACTCCTTTAATTTTAAGACACACATTATTGTTTTTCTGATTACTCTGTGGAGAAACAATACTAATTAAAGCATAATTTTGACCAGGAACTTTTACATTATCTACTTCTACATTCTCATCCAAATTTAAACTACGGATTTTTTTTTCTACTGCTTCGGAAATCTTACTTTTTTTTTCATCAGAAATTTGTTGAAAGAGTGGGTCAGTTTCAATTGAATATTCTTTATTATTTGTGTTACTCATTTATATTTATATACAACTTTTCTTTAAATCCTTATATACTTGCTACAAATTTCCAATTTAATTCTTTACATATTCCTTTCCAGATTTTTTCTTGTTCAAATAATTTTTCTCGACTTTTTAATAGTGGGAAATAAATTAAATATTCTGTTTTACCAAGCAATTGACAAAATTTATGTAAAGTATATGAATAACTTAAAAAATTTTTACGATTACTTGGACAATGTTTTTTAAATGGTGCCTGTATTTTATCAAATAATTCTAAAAGAATATCATAAAATTCTACACTAATTTCCAGCGGCGATTTATTTGTTATTCTATTTATTAGATTTGGTATATGTTCATAATACTTATTTAATTTTAATTTTTTTAGAAAACTTTTCATTTTAATTGATGTAATAACATTTATATCTGTTATTCTTTCTTTTTTGATTTCTAAAAGAACTAACTCTATTACAGAATCGGGAATAACAGTTACTTCTCTTCCTTGCAATTGGTTTAACCATTCTTTAAAATGATTTTTTCTCTGATAAAAAAATGGTTGAACAGTATTTTCTATAATACATGTATCGGCGTAATTTAAATTATTTGCTTGATTCATGATATTATCAATAATTATACCACAATTAGAACATATAATCTGACTTTCTTTGTGATCATGTTCAAAATCAGATGATTCACAGTTTTTACATATTTTTTTATTTTCATTTGGTGAATCTGAGAATCCCTTGAAACATTTATTTATATATCTATTATACTCTTTACCTTTATTAGTTTCGCCAATCTTTGTAACATAATTTAATATACTGTTTTGCTCTGTTTCTTCGTTACATTTTAAACTTGTTGTGTCTTGATTATCTATATCTCTTAAAAAAGTCATCGCAGAGGCTAAATAATCAATTAGTTCAGTTTGATTATTTATATTATATATTTCTGTTTCAAGTTCTTCTATATCACATTTAATTTGCATTCGTTTTTGTATTTTAATTTTATCACGCGATTGTAATAAAACTGTATAAATTTCTTTTAAATTAATCAAATTATCTTGTTTAGATTCAAGCGTTAAATAATAGTCTTCTATTTCTTTCATTTTTTCCTCATGTTTATTTTCTATACTTGAACGATTGTCTTTATGTATTTTTTTATTTGATAATTTAAAATTATTCATATATTTAAAATAATATACATATTCTATTTAAATACTATTAAGTATTTAAAAGATTAATTTAATTTAAAATATTTATTAATTATAAATGAATAATTATAATGTAAATGTTCATCCATTACTAACAAATTATAATCATACAAACCAAGATGGGGTAAACCCATTAAGTTATATATATTCAACAGATAATCATATTGGTGTATCTGAAATTCGGGGTTCTGGTAATTATAATCCGGCTCCAAATTATCCACAGACTACTGATAATGGAAATGCGTATTCAGATATAAAAATACAAGAACAACACATATATAAACCAAATGAAGGAAATATTGATATTACCCCATTTGGTGCTGCTCAGATTGATAATACATGGAATACAAATACATTAAGCGAATTAGATTTAAGTAAAAATAATCCAGGTAAAAGCGATTACAAGGATACTTATGATGAATATCAAAATTATGCATATAAATCTACACGACTAAATGACCCATATTTACTTCCATATTATTTTTCTAAAATAAATGTCCACTTTATACAAAATAATGTTATTAAACATGTAAAAGAATCCAGAAATATAACAGTTGAAACAAAACAAGATGTAAGTATGTTATTGAATATGATGGTTGGTAATTATTTAGAAGTATATAATTCTCAGGGAGTGTTTTTAAATTCACCCCGCAACGATATTTCAAAAGATACTGGGTGCTCTTTTAGAAGTATTCTTGGTAATTTAAATAAAATAACAATAGAACAATATGTAAAAAGTATTATGAGTACTTTAAATATGACAGAATATTATCTAAATGATATATCAACTTTACCAATGCCCTTGGATAGACCGGGATATACTTTAAATAAAGGCACAAAAGAATTGGGATTTGTTGGACATTTTGAGGATAATCATAAATTTACTAATGCAATTAATTCATATAATGGGCGCGATGTATTACCGGGAGTAATTGATAGTACAATATTCGGAAATTAATTTATTAATTCGTAAAATATATAATATTGATTTATTTATAAAAATAAATGAATATTAAATATAATAAATTTAATATTGAAAAATTATCTAATACTGATGACCATTTAAGTTATGACGGAATTACCGATTTTTTAATACAGACACCTGTTATAAATAATTATTCTATAATACAACAAGGGCGTAATAAATATATAGAAATAATTTTAAATAATACTCAATCACATATAACTTTTCTCGGCATGTTTGAAATAATGGAAACTAAATTTACAAAGAATAAAATAGTAATTATTGATATACAAAATAATAAAATAATTAAATTTAAATTAAATAATAACAGTACTATATTTAATAAAAATGGTGATATTATAAATATTCCCAACAGTAATAAAATTATAATACTCTTTAAAATTGACCAGAATTATAATATAAATATCTCACAATTATTAGAATTATAAAATATACGCGTTTTGAGTACTGAAAATAAATAAAGATAATAATTATAATCAAATGCAAATTAACACGGTTGATAAATATTCAGTAGATTCGATTGTTCTTGATAAACCAAAAAAAGAAGAAGATTATTATTATTCAAAATTAAATTTTGTAATTCAAACACCGAAATTGAATATTTTAAAACTAAATGATAAAACCATTAGTATACTAATTAATGACAAGTTAGAATCTTTATTTAATTCTTTTGATAAAAAAATGATAGAATTAATATCTTCAAATTCCTCAGAATATTTTGAAGAATCATTCACAGTTGATGAAACAGAAGATATATATAAAAACTCTTTTAAATTTAAAAAAGAATATAATTATTTTACTTCAAATATTTCAAAAAAAATGAATATTTATAATAAACACAAAGATTCTGTAAATATATCAGAATTAGGAAAGAATGATTCTGTTATATGTTTAATTAAATGCACAAAAATGATTTTTTATAAAACATATTGTATGCCGTATTGGGAAATTTTTCAAATAAAATATAAAGAACCAGTATTAAATACAAAAGAATATTTATTTATCGAGGATTTGTCTGATAATTATTGTGAAAAAGAAGAAGAATTAGAAACTAATCTAAAATTAATTAAAATTACTAAATAAGTAAGTAAATAATTAATTAATTAGTTTTTAAAATAAAAAAAATATATATTATTATAATAAATGGGAAATTTTTCAGGAATATCGGTAGTTTTAACATTATCTTTAATTGCCCTTCTTAGTATGGAATTTATTAAAGACAAATTTGATGTTGTAGAAAATTATGGAGAGGAAAATCATACATATAACCAAGAACAACCAAAAGACCCAGAAAATCCGATGGACAAGCTTAATTCAAATACTAACAACTTTCCAACAGGGGATTTTTTTGAACAGCCAATAATTGGTCCATCAAACAATGGATATAATATGACAGGACAAATGTACGAAACATTCCAAAATCAACTTGCGGCAAATACTCCAAATCAGCATAATTTCGACTTAATCGGTGCTACAACTGTAAATTTACCTGGTCCTGGTAATTTTTCTGCTGCATCCGGAGATAATTCGAGAATGAAAAATCTAAGTTTATGCGCACAGAATAGCGCACAAAATTCAAATACATTTGGTATTTCAACCTTAGGACAACCAGGTAGTGGTGGATTAGCTTCTTCTTTATTACCCGTTAATGTTTCAGAGAACGTTGAAGGATTCTCAGATTGTAATCAGAATGCACTTACAACTCAAACATTTTTAACACCAAGTGCTCAGATTGGGTTTGATACAACGGGTTCATTGAGAAATGCAAATTTAGATATTCGTTCTTTACCCCCAAACCCAATTCTAAATGTAAGCCCATGGTTGAATTCGACAATACAACCAGATATATTACGGCGTCCATTAGAAGGCTGTGGTCCATCATTTGGTACATATGGTACAGGGGCATATTCAAACGGAAATCCAAGTCCAATTGGAAGTGGAATTTAAAGAATTGATTTACACTAATAAAAATGACTGATCATTATAATAATTTGAAAATATACTGTGAGAGTATTTTTAATACACTCGGTTCTGGATATAAGGAACATATTTACGTAAATGCGATGGTTGTTCATTTAAGAGCCCAGAATTATCTATTTGGTACAGAAGTTATAGTTCCAATCGAATATATGGGTGTACAATTGGGATTTACGAGAGCGGATATAGTAATATATGAACCATTTAAATGTGTATTAGAATTTAAAGCACAGAGTACCTTAGTAGCAAAAAAAGAATTTACTCAGTTGAATCAATACTTAATTAATTTAAAACTAAATGATGGAATTCTAATAAATTTCGGAAATGTATTAGAATTTCATATTGTTGATAATTTAAAAGAAAAAAAAATAATTAATATTTAATTTTACAGTCCTTAGATATAAATGGGGCAGAATATATTATTTTATCTGGTAGTGTTATTTTACAATTTTTTAATTTTTGAAATATTTTATCCTTCGAGGTGTTGGACCATTGAATAGTTTTATTTGGAATAAAGGTTATATTATAAATATACTCTTTATTTTTAATTGAAATACCGCTTTTACCGAAAATATCATCTTTACTTATTTTAACGTGTTTTACAAGTATATTTAAATTGTATAAATTTAAATTATTAATAAGACTTAACCAAGACGTTTGTAAATTGTTTTCAAATTTAAGTCCGACCGGTTTAAGATAAAGTGTTTCAAATTCTTCTTCTAATGAATAATCAGAATCATTATAGTACATTCTAAATTTATGTGTATATTGAAATAATTTTTCAATTAAATTTTTAAATTTGTCAGTTAGTGATTTAAGTAATTTTTTATTAACATCAATAATATATGTACCTTCAACTGCAAATATAATATGTGTTAAATTACCATGTTTTGCAAAATTAATACACTCTTTTAAATCTTCACCAGATGGCCATCCCCATATAGTCTCAGCCTCAATATAACAACTTAATGGATGAGTGTGAAAATTAATAACTGAAAGTGGTGTCATTACAGAGTCTGAATTCCCGTTTTTGAAAGTTATATTATTTATTTTCTTGTCGCATATATCTTCTTTACAATTATAATTGTCAAAAAAGATTTCCCCAGCATGTTCTACACTCGACCAAAGTAATCCGTTTTTTTTATTAAGAAGAATTTTATTTATTTTATCCTTATTAATAGTCCAAGAAACATTTTTTTTTAAGTCGCATGACATAATATAATTTAGCAATTATTTTTATTTAGTTTATTAATAATAAATAATAAATAATTAAACAATAATCAATGAAAGAAACATTAAACGTAAACGTGTTAGTTGCGGCAAAAGATGAATATACAAAACAATTAGTATATAATTTAAGTCCTGAAATATATTCGATTGTATTTAATGTTTATAAAGAATCACAATTAATGAAGAAGAAAAGAAGTATCTCATTAAAAAATTATCAAATACTTTTAAAAAGAATTCCAAACTGGAATAATATAATATTAGAAAACAATACCGAAAATATAAAAAAAAAAATACCATATTTATTGGATTTAATAACAGTTATTTTCGTTAGTCATGTTAAAATATTAGCATGTGTTAGACTAAAAAAAAATTCTAAAAATGTTTCTGTTAAAGTTCCAAATTTAGATTTATTTTTGCATAAAATAATAATAATGATATCAGAAAAAATATATTATAATCCAGAATTAATTTTAAATAAAAAAGAAATAGTAATCGATATTATATCGAATAGTATAGAAGATACAATACGTAATCAAATTCCTGTCGATAAAATACTTTTAGAATATTTATCCGGAGTATTTAACGAAACGAATGAATCTGAATATGATGAACGCGATGAAGACTCCGAAGACTCCGAAGACCCCGAAGACCAAGAAGACTCCGAAGACCCCGAAGACCCAAAGGAATCGGATTATACTAATAAAACAAATATAAAAAATTATTCAAATATAGAACAATGTCCAGATGAAGAGGACTTTCCTGATGAAGAGGACTTTCTTGACGAGGAAGAATCACCGGACGATGAAAATAATACTAAACTAATTAATACATCCAGACCAATACCTGGGAATATGAATACAATAATAAAAACACAAGAAGAATTAAATATTCCCATTAAACCAATAAGTAAAGTATTATTTTCAGATGCATCAAATATTTCTACTGATTATAATTCAGATTAAAAATAATTATTATAATTAATGAATAATATAAAAGATTATCATAATGGATGGCCATTATATGGAAATTATAAAAATAAATTAAATGAAATTGAATTATTATTATATAATTATCTTATCAATTTTCCTTTATTAAATAAAAGATTAACTGTTATATTTGATATTGATGATACTCTTTTATATACAGACCCAGCTAATATATTATATTTAAAAGATCGAAATATTCTTCAAGAAATAAAACAAATCGGAAATATATTAAGATTATGTAGAAATCTCGGTTTTAAAATTATAATATTAACAGCAAGACCAACCAGATCTTATTCTTGGTCTGTAAATAATTTAAATTATCACAATTTACCATTTGATGAAATATATCATAATCCCAATTATCCTGACATAAATTTTAAAGTGTCATTTAAACAAGAATTAAGTTTAAAAGAAAATATAATACTTTCAGTCGGAGACCAATGGCCGGATTTACAAGGATTAACAAATTGTTTGTGTATTAAATTACCAAGTATTCAAGATATAAATGCATATTTTACATTTAATAATATAAATTATTATCATATTTAGAAGTATTTTTTGTCGTATTTAATATATACAAAAAAATAATAAGTATTATTATAATGTTTTCTTCTAACGTAGAAGATGTAATTACTATTCAAAAAAAAAAATCAGATAGAGAACAACAATTAAAAGATAAATTACTTTTACAGACACAAGATAGAATTCAAACCTACGCAAATTTTGGTAAAACTGAATGTCTTTATAAAATTCCGAGTTTTGTAATAGGTTCTATTCCTTATGATCTATCCGTAGTTAATAAATATATATATAAAAAATTGAAAAGCGAGGGATATTATATAATTAGATTAACAGATGAATATATTTATATATCTTGGTCAATAAAAGATCTTGGTAAAAAAGAGAAAAAATCAAATATAAATTTTTCAGCTTTTCAAAATAACAGTAAAGCGACTTAAAAATAATAAAATACTTTAAGTTAATGATTATACTTTCATTTGATGTTGGAATAAAAAATTTAGCATATTGTCAATTAGATTCTGAAACGAAGGAAATATTAGATTGGAATGTGATTGATTGTAGTTCAGATAATCAAATATTGAAATTAATTTCTGAATTAGATTCAATACCAAATTTAATTGAGACAGATTTAATATTAATAGAAAAACAGCCATCATTTAATCCAAAAATGAGAATTATAAGTACAGCCATATATGTCTATTTTACACTTCGAATAAATCACGAACTAAATAAAAAAATTAAAATTATTTATTATTCCGCAAAACATAAATTGAAATTTTGTGAAATAAAACTGGATAAAGTATATAAAAATAAATACACTATTAATAAAAAACTCGCAATAGCACAAACTAAAATTCTTTTAAAAGATAATTCTTTTTTAACTTTTTTTAATAGTCATAAAAAACAAGATGACCTCGCAGATTCTTATTTACAAGCATTATCTTATATTAATTAATATCTTACTTAAATAAAATTTAAATCTAATAAATTTATTATTAGATTTAAATTATTTATTATTACTATTCTTACTTTTATTACTTTTATTCAATTTAAATTTTATTCTACCGGCGTTTCGGTTTGGCTTTGCGTTTTGGACTGGCTTTACGTTTTGGACTGGCTTTGCGTTTCGGGCTGGATTTTCGTTTGGGGCTGGCTTTGCGTTTTGGTTTTGCTTTGCGTTTGGGGCTGGCTTTAACGTATACTTTATTTCCTTTTGAAATATAATATAATCCGCCATTAACACCTCTGTGTATTTTTCTCTTACGCCCATTATGAATTAACCCAAAATCCATCATATAGCTTTCTTCAACGTTTTGTTGAAGGTTTAATTCATCTGGTCCGTCGTCTGGGTCATCATCATCCCACTCAAATTTTTCACGTGTTAGAACATTATCCTGATTTACTGGTTCTGGTACATTTGGGTTTACAAAAAAACGGGGTTCTTCACCCCGATGGTCAGTGGGACCAAATAATGGTACATTTGGATTTACAAAAACCGGGGGTTCTTCATACGGTAAGGGCATCCCCCGATGATCCGTGGGGGGATCATATTGTTGAGATAATGGTACATTTGGATTTACAAAAACCAGGGGTTCTTCATATTGTTGAGATAATGGTACATTTGGATTTACAAAAACATTAGGAACATTATGAACATTTTTGTTTAATGATAGTCCAGCATCACGTAATCTTTTTAATAATGTTGCACGCGATACTAATTTAACACGTCCAGCAACGCTTTTATATAAATTAACACCGTGATCTTTTGCATATTTTCGTAATTTAGCGTCTGTCATTACATTTGCTTTACGTTTTGGACTTGCTTTACGTTTTGGACTGGCTTTACGTTTTGGACTTGCTTTGCGTTTTGGACTTGCTTTGCGTTTTGGACTGGCTTTGCGTTTTGGACTGGCTTTACGTTTTGGTGCTCCGAATAAACTTTCGATATTCATAGTCTCTATATAATTAAAAATTATTTTAATTTAAGTTTTAATTTAAAATAATTTTTAATTTAATTTGTAATTTGTATTTAATCATATTTTAATGAATTATAATAATCTTGTGTACCTTGGGCACTACCTACGGTCGCTCTTGTACTTACAGGAGGGGGCGACAATGTATCATAATAATAATTTTTATTTTCGGGACTAACAATATTTAATTTATGAGTATAACTTGAACCAGTCATGCCATATCCACGAGCCCCGTTAGTTCCCCCCTTTAATGAAAATACTGACCAAACGCTTGTTGGCTTGGTAAAGTCGACCCAGGTGGTAAGACTCTATTGGGATATAAATTACCACCTGTTAGAGAGACAGACGTGTGTAAATATCTTTTTTTTAAATCACTATATGGCATACCCGTAGCTAATTCGGTTGGTGTATTTAATGGTGGGTAACCCATCGTTTGCCCAAATTTAGTTCTTTTCATTTTATTAGCTGATTCAAGTATTTTTTTAATACTTCTATGTTTTTTAAGTCTATTTAAAAGAGTACTTTTTTTAATTAATGCTTCTGAGTTTTTCTTAGAAATTGATACCTTATATTTTAACGCTAAAAGTCTTAATTTTTTTAATGACATTGTGTCTAACATTTTTTTTTTTAATTTTTCAGGACTTAATGATTTACGCGAATGAGTCTTTGGTTTATTCTTTTTTAAAACTTCATCCCATGCTTCCTGTAAAGAAATACCCTTAGAGTATTTTAATTTCATTACTTTTTTTTGCAACGACATCTTTCCAAAATGATATTCTCTATCCATCATAATAATACATAATATTATTATTTTATTAATTATTCTTTAAATATTCATATGTACAAAATGTTATAATGTTCGATGGTAACCCTCTTGCTAAATATATTAAAATACCGGAATAATACATACTTTTATTTTTATTTAATTGTTTTATTATTTTTAATAAAGATAAATTGATTTCATTTCTTTTAATTGTTCGGACTGTATCCATCGGATATGTTATAATTGTTGAAATAGTTTTAGAAAAAATGGTTATTCCAACTATATTTTTTGTGTTATTTCCAAATTTGTTTTTAAGGTATTCATATATTGGCATTTGAAACAACATTGATATATTAATTAAATATGTTGGAATAAGTGAATTATAGAATGGGTATATTCCATTTTTATTATAATACAATAATGTATTAAACGAATTACTAATTTGATATTTATGTCTAATAAAAAATATCGGACATGTAATTGTTGACGCAAAACATGATGCGATATAACCTGAGCCAAATATGTTATTATTTTTCAATTTATTATAAAAGGGGAAATAAATACCCCAAAATATTGGTATAGATATTATACTTGGTATAAGCCCCCTATATAAATATCTTATTGAATTTTTGTATTTAATATTTAATTGTTTGTGTGTTCTTATTACATCAAGTGGATTACATATGATTGTTGATAATATTCCTGACGTAAGTCCATAATATAAATCTTTATTCATTTATTTAAAATATATTATTATTTTAAATAATGATTGTTATAGTTATTATAATAATTGTGGTTATTACATTAATAAGTATTCAAAAGTATAATAATAAATATAAATTACTGGAAGGTCACGAAGAAAGTAAAGAAAGTAAAGAAAGTAAAGTAAGTAAAGAAAGTAAAGTAAGTAAAGAAAGTAAAGAAAGTAAAGAAAGTATACCAGACGTCAAATGGCCCTATATAAATTTAAAGGACGAGAAAGGAAAAAACATTAATATGTTATGTATTAGAGCTTATTTAATAACAGAGTCTGAGAAAGAACAATTTTTAAAATATTATAATAGTGGAATTAAATTTATAGGGTGTTCAAGTAATCTGTCTTTTCCGAGAGTCTGTGATAATAAACACGGTTCTTGTCATATAGAAAATAACATTTTAATTAATGGAAAAAAAATAGAGGATTATGTATTAGGCTGGTGTTCTTGCTTTAAAGAACCGGACCAATATATTAAATCCGGAATTCCAAAAATATTAATATCAGAATCCGATTTTTGTGAAACTGATTATGTTAAACCAAATGAAAATAATAATAATAAAATATATGATTACATAACTATTCAACCAAAAGATGGAAATAGTTGTGATGATGGGTGGTATCATTATTATAAAAATTGGACCTTAGCTCAAAAATGTATTAAAATATTTACTGACGAATTGGGTTATAAAGGCTTAATAGTTGGGCGTGATGATTGTCCAGTAAGAGTCGATAATCTAAATTTGGTAACTGTAACTAAACTATTATCATATACAGAACTTCTTGATAAAATGAGACAGACAAAATTTATTCTTTTGCCAAATTTAGAAGAGGCATCTCCAAGAGTTTTAACCGAGGCGTTATCATTAAATATTCCTATATTTCTATATGATAATATATTATGTGGTTGGAAATATTTAAACGATAAGACTGGTGTCGGATTTAATGAGAATAATATATCGGAGAAAGTTCAAACATTGATGGAAAATATTAAAAAAGATAAATACTCCCCGAGAGAACACTATATAAATAATTATGGTCTTAAAAATAGTGGGAAAAAATTAAAAGATTTTCTTAAAAAAATAAATCCAAATTTATCAAAATGTAAATATGTTAAATTTCCAATAAGTTAATCAAGAATATAATTTATTTTTCAATTTATTCATAAATATTTTTGGAGAATAATTTAATGAATAATTATAATCCCGATATTTAAGTGAATATTTACTTAATTTATTATCTAATAATATTCCAAAATGTGATGAATTATAATGATTGGAACCAATAAGATTTCCTTTTATTTTAAATAGACCAAGATTTGCATTTGTGTTTTTTAAAATATGATATACACCACTCGAATTGTTTTGTTTATATAAAAAAAGTACGACATTATATCCAAGTATTAATTTATTACTTAATTTATTTACTGTATTATCTTTTACATAAATAAATTCAGTATTATTTGGTCTAAATGGTTCAATTAAATAATTCCAATATTCATTTGCGAAGAGTACATAAAAATGTTCTTTTTTTTCTTTTTCTATTTCTTGTAAAGTAATAAATATATCTTTGTGTTCATAATCATGCGAACATACGATTAATGAACCGGATTTTATTTTAATTTCATTTTTTATTATATATTTTGTATTAAATTCTGTATATATCAAAAGTATTATAAGTATTAATAATATCAACATTAATAATTAATAATAAAATTAATTTAATATAATTCCGGATTAATATAAGAATCTCTACATACTTTTGGAGTATTACCTAATTGTTCAGCCGTATATTTAATTGCATTAATTCGCGCTTTTGGGTCGGACTTTTTAAGTAATTCCTTATATTTTTTACTAAAAATTTTATTTGCAGAATATGTTCGAACATCTTTACATGTCATATTTTCATCGACATATTTTTTTAAAAATTCATTTAAGTCTGCCGCTATTATTTTACAATAATTATTATTCTCTATATATTGAAATACATATTTTCCAGGAATACCTATTAATTTATTAATAAAAATTATATGTTCTTTACTTAATTTTTTAACATGAATTATTCCTCTTTTACCTTTAAAATTAAAAGAACCATCTTTAATAGAATAATTATTCTTTTGCATAGTACAGAGTCCAGTCGAATCATTATCTTTTAAATATATTTCATTTCCAACTCGAATATTTAAGTCTTTCATTAATATAAACATGTTAGCTATTATGTAATCTTTACTTAATAATTTTTCCTTACTTTTTTCCTTACTATTTTCTTTACTATTTTCCTTACTATTTTCTTTACTATTTTCTTTACTTTTTTCCTTAACAACTTTTGTAAATTTATTAAAATTTAATGAATCAATTTTAAGATATTTAGATTCTTTTGAAAATAATATCCAAACTGGATGATATATGTATTGTTTTCTATTTTTAGCATCAATTCCAGTCACCTGAACTTTATTTCCAGAGTCTTTCGATATTCTAACATCTTTCCAATTTGGTGGTATTCTTAATTTTTTAATTCTTATCTCCTCAACGTTGGGATAATTTTTTAAAGTATAGTAAGACTCCATAAATGAGTATTATTATACTTTATTTTATTTATTTACTTATTTTAACTTTACTTATTTTACTTTACTTTACTTAACTTTACTTAACTTTACTTATTTATTTACTTTACTTAATAGTTTCTGTATCTTCCAAATTTATATTGTTTAATTCTTGAAACTGGTATAGCAGAGTCAATTTTTAATCTATATTGTCCTTTTGTTCCGAATTTTACAGTTTCAGATTTTACGGTTTTAGATTTATTTAGAAAATGTTTGATTAGAGAATATATTAAATACATAATTAATAAAGATGCAATACCTATTCCAACGTATTTACAAATTTTTATCAGTAGTTTCAATAACCCCTCGCCTGCACCAGCAACAGCATTATAACTTCTAGAACCAATATCAAATAAAGCATCTATTGGTGTCATTACTGTATATGTGTAATAACTATAGGGAAATTTTGTTAAGTCTGTTTGACAACTATACTTTTTATTCGATTTACTATCAACGGCGGAACTGTTAGTTTTTATATATTCAACCGAAGGTTCTGTCTTAGACGTACTACAATCAGTCGGTTTGGGAGTTGTTTTAGCAGCACGAGTAGTACCATCCGTATTACAATGACATATTTCAGCTGAATATGAAATAATATTAGGTGTCGAACTACACACCAATTTTTCATGCTCTTCTTCCATAATATCGTCCGCTCTGTATACATAATTGCAACCACTGTGTGCAATACAATACTCAACAAGAGCAAATATACCAAATATACTACCACCAACTAAAAGAAATGCTGAAAGCGCCTTCATAAAATCTTTAAGTTTAAGAGGTTCTTTACCAGTTGTTTTTCCTTCGTTCGCGTCTGCAAGATTTTGGTTTTTTGTCCATTTTTCTTCTAATTCACGAAAAGATTCATCATTTGAGAAACCATCTATTCCATCATATATTTTTTTAAGTGCGTCATTAAATTTCTTCCCATTAGCACCGTAGTCACTATTAGGCATAGTTGTATCTAATCCTACTTTTTTAAAATTTTCTAACAATTTAGAATGTAAATCACCATTAAATTGTTTTAATAAATCTGCAAGATTTGCCCCAGTTTTTCTTGTATAATCTGCAAAATCTTCACCACCAGAATAGTTTGGGTTTTTAGACATCTTATCTGAAATAGTTTTTTTTGCAGCCCTTAATGCGTCCTCATATGGTTTGTTTTTTCCAAGTTCTGTTTGTGTTTCTGTGCTAATATCATCAAATACTCCCAGAACTTTTTCAATTCTTGGGTCATCTATTTTTAATTTTAAATTTTTAGCTATATTGTCCCCTAAGTTTTTACGAAATTGTTGATACTGAGGCGTAGTTGTATCATATAAGTCTTTTGTTAATGTATCAAATGCTTGTTTATACTTATCATCATTAAAAAGTGCCTCTGCCGCATCCGCTGCCGCATCCGCTGCCTTTTGTGTCTCTGCTGCAGTCGGGTCAGTCGGACTTCCGACAGCTTCGCCTGCCTCACCTTTTGCCTCACCTGGATGGTCCATTCTTATAATTGAAAATATAATTATTTTGAAATAAACTTCATTTATTATTTTTATAATCCAAATAATGATCTAATTTTATTGATAATTTTAAAATATTTAAATAAAAGAATTAATATTATACAAAATATGAATATAACAATTGATATATCCATAACAAATTGTTTTTTTTTAAATATATCATGATATGTTTTTATTGCATCTTGTAAAATACTTGTTTGTGTAGCCATCTCGTGTTGATAATTAACTATCTTAGCATTGAGTTCACCCTGACTTTTAGCAATATTTGTCCATATCTCTCTCGTTGACTTTGCGTTTGCATTAGCGGAATTTAATTTTTTACATGCATCACCGACACCCTTTGTTGAATTCTTTATTGCACTACCGGTTGCACCAATACCCATACCACCAAGCATTGCAGTACCAAGTACTTCCATTAGTTCGAAACCGAAGAACGCCATTTAATAATTAATAAATATAATAAATAAAAATAAAAAATAATAAAATAAAAAAATAATAAAATAAAAAAATAATAAAATAAATAATAAAAAATAATAATAAAAAATAATAATAAAAAATAATAAAAAATAATAATAAAAAATAATAATAAAAAATAATAAAAAATAAAAAAATAATATATTTATTATTTATTAAATGACTTCTTCGTTATGTACTAACGATGCTACAAAAGCGGGAAATTTCGGTGAAACATTTGGATATGCCGTCGCGAATCTATTTGGTGTAGGGGGTTTTATAAAAAGTGCTGCGGGGGGGAAAGCGAACACCGCCTTAGATAATTTAAATAAACAAATTGCATCAATAAATGAAGAGACTAAGGCATTTTCGCAAGCGATGAATATTCGCGTGATTCAAAATGAAACTAAATTAGATGCAGGTTTATTACAAGGATTTCAATTAGGACAAAAAGAATTATATTCACAAGTTCAATTTAATGAAGAAAAAATGAATGATGATATATCATCAAATAGAATATACATTTTTGCTTCTTGGGCTTTATTGTTGGTTATGTTGATTTTTCTTATGTTAAGTTAACTTTATTTATTTAAAAATGAAGAATAATTAAAAATGGAGAATAATTAAAATATTGATAATTATTAAATGAATAGTAGTATTCAAATAAGTTCTATAATATTGATATATCAATTTATATATCTATTACTTTATTATTTGATTAAAAATATGCCTGACTTAATTTCGTGGTCTGTTTTACCCGGATTATTTATAATATGTGTTATGTATTTAACAAATTGTGAAGTTTCTCTTAAAACAAAGATAATACTTACGATAATTAAAGTGATTATCTTAATTTTAATATTAAGAATAAGTAATATTTCAATTGGTAATTATTTAATTGGACTTTTATTTTTAATTACTTATATTTCAATATCTAATGTATCCAAAATTTACAAATGTAATGTTAAAACAAATGAATTAATTATTACAACAATTGTATCTTCTGCACTATATTTATACACATATTTACTAAGTTAATTACTTACTTACTTACTTACAGACTTACTTAGTTAATAAGCATACCTCCACCAAAATCAAATAACATATACATTATAAAATATGACATTAATGTTATAACAAAAATAAATATTACAGAAATAATAAAATTTATAATTTTATTTATATTTAATTTATCTATATAATCTTTTAATACAAAAGCTAGACTAAATATAATACTTTGTAATATAGACCCGAGTACAAACGCATTTATAATATTATCTGATTTAAATTTTTTAATTATCGGAAGTTTCATTAAAATTACAATATATTATTTTCTTCAATTTTTCTTCATTTTTTTTTTAATTTTATCAAGTATTTCTCGAACTTTTGGAGAAATACCATCATCATCATCTTTGTCAATAAATGAATCAGAATCAGAATCAGAATCAGAACTTCTTTTAGAATCCTGACTTCCAAGTGACTCAGAATCACTGTCTTCTAAATAAATATTTTTTTGTTTTAATAATATTCTTATTACATGTCTACATGGACATGTACAATCTAATTTTTTACTTTTACTTTTACTTTGTTTAAAAATAATTTTATGATTATCACAACAATTACAGTTTTTTAATTCTTTTGGAATTGTATTTTGATTAGACATATTGTTAAAAGTGTTAATATATTCAATGATTGACATATTTTTTATACTGAGATAATTATCAAAACGTCCCATTTAACTTTAAATAAGACTAAACTTTAAATAAGACTAAACTTTCAATAAGACTAAACTTTCTATAAAATTAAACTTTCAATTAATAAATGCAATTTCATATGTCAAATAAGCTAAATTTGCGCCTTTAAATTCTCCAAATGAATGATCTTGCATTAAATATAAAAACATTTTAATATTTTCTGAATCTTTTTTTAAATTAATTGGTAAAAAAGCAGTATCTTTTATATAATTTGATTTTTTTTTAAAATTATTAATTAAATTAAGGTCGACATTTTTTATTAATAATGTAAATGTATAAAACATATTTATTATGAATTCATTAAAAATATCTTGACATTTATCATCATAAAATCTGACACAAATTTTTTTAATAATATTATCTAAATTCTCGAAAGAATAATTATCGAATATATTATTATATAATTTAATTTGCATATATTCTTTTCTTGTAATTTTTCTTTGTTTTTGAATACGATAAGTGTTTCTATTTTTCATTTTATTATTTAAATTTAAATTAAATTAAAATTTAAATATTTTATCACAGTTTAAACATGTTACAAATGTTGTCATTGGTTCATCCGCACTACGTGTTTGTGCTTGTGTATATACAGTTTTCATACTTTTACAGTATCTACATTTTATTAATCCGTCCTTTGGTTCTTCTGTTTTGCTGGAAAAATATTTTGCCATAATTTTTAATTTTAATTTTGAATAAAATTCAGGATATAATTCTTCGTGTGTCATATTTGCAATGTTTTCAGCCTTCCACGATTTGGAGAATATATTTTCTCGAACCATGTCAGAATTTGGTGTATATGTTATATTTGCTAATATTTTTCTTCCTGTTTGAATATATATTTTTTTATAATATATATCTGAAAGTGTTTTTAAATTTTCGCATTTATTAAATATACCTTTTTCTAAACCGATAATAATATCATCAGTTTTTTCTAAGTTTAGACTTAAACTAAATTTATTGATATAATACTGCCGAGTATCTTCAATACAAACCATTATATTATAATATTTCAATTGATTTTAAATAATAATATTGATTTTTTTTTAAAATTAATTAAAATTTGTTAAATAATAAATAATATAATATTATTGTTATATTATATTAAAATGGGAAGAAAAGTAATATGTGAAATGGATTTAAATGAAAGTTCATCCGAACTTGATTTAATACACCAGAGTAGTTATAAATCTGCGAAGGGAAACCATAATAGTGGCTCTATTAAATTTGATAAAGATGATCTTGATACATATATAAATAGACATTGTGTATCAGAAAGAAAATTAAAAAACGAAGCAAGTAATTCTGGTTTCTTTTGGTTTTTATTACTTATTGTATTAATAATAATTGTCACATCTTCTGTAATGATGATACCAAAATCATCTCCTACAAATTTTGGTTCATTTTCATACTGATTTCATACTAATTTTTACAAATTATATAGTACTTAAAACTATAAACGAGTTATTAATTATTAAAATGAAGAAAGTTTATATTAATGAAGCAATTTTGAGTGCCAATAATTCGTCCTTGAAGTGTTCAAATCACGGAGCTGTTGTTGTTTATAGAGGTAAGATAATTGGTAGGGGATACAATAAAGAATCAACCGAAAATATAAATAGAGTTAATAAATGGACAATCCATGCCGAAGTAGATGCTATAAAGAATGCTCTCCGTAATATTTCTAAGGAAAATCTTAAGCAGAGTATTTTAATTGTTGTTAGAGTTATGAAAGATGGAGAAACCTCGATGTCTGCGCCGTGTAAATGTTGTAAGAGTTTTATTGAAAAGTGTGGTATAAAAGCAACATATTATTCATAAATTTAAAATAACACTTTAACGTAACTTAATTTAAAATAACACTTTAACGTAACTTAATTAAAAAACAAATAACTATTATTTGTTTTTTAATTATTTTAGTTTCTTTTTTAGTTTTTTTTTTTAGTTCTTTTATTTAATTCTTTTTTTGTTCTTTTATTTTAATTCTTTTTTATCCTGCTTCTACGGTAGCTTCTTCTTCCTCTTCTTCCTCAACTTCCTCCTCTTCTTCTTCCTCAACTTCCTCCTCTTCTTCTGGGTCTTCGTCAACGATAGAATAACCGACTAATTTTTGATTTCTGTAAACTTTTAGTTGAACTACTTTCCAACCAAGTCCGTATTGTGTCTTTCCAACAAACCAAACACCGGTACATTGAATAATTGCGACAATTTCAGAACCCTTTTCAAGACAGGATAGATTAATACCGGAATCATCTAAGATATTTACAATTTCTTTATTTTCTGAATAAATATCAAATTGTGGTACAACTTTGTCTCCAACAGATTTAACCGGCAATTTCAGTTTCAGTGTTGCTGGATATTTATCATTTTTAGATTTTTTCTCCGCGCTTTTATAAAATTCTTCGAGAACTTCTGGTTTTTGTTTTTTACCAAACCAGTATTCAGACTGTTCAGTCGAATATTGTTTAGTGTGAGAGTCAAGGTCGCGAATTAGAGATGAAAAGGTTGCTAAACTGCTGTTTTCTGAATCTTCCATAGCCATACTCGCATTTACAGAATATCTCGTTAGACCACCCGAATCAGATTCATTAATGTCAGCACCAAACGGGATTCTCATTTTTGGAGTCTGTAAAATTAATGCACCATTCTTCTTCGTTTTTGGGTTATTATAATTTAACAAGATACTTTGACCACCGATAGCATTCTTTCTGGGTTCTTTAAAAGAGACATTTTCTACACTGAATTCGCTTGCTAATACAACTGTGGACATCTTGGTTATACTAATATATGTTGAGTATCTTTAAGTAAATTTTAAATTTGTAAATTTTTTAATGTTGAAAATTTTAGTACGTAATTCCGTTATATTTTATAATAAATTGACTTAAAGATTTGCTATATAATTAAGTATAATAAAATGAGCACAGAAGTATCAACCGTAGTAATTGACGAAGTAAAGACCGAAGTAAAGACCGAAGTAAATGAAGTTTCCGTAGACCCACTTGTTCAACAGTTAACCAATATGGCTCAATTATTAGAAATTTTAGCTAAAACGAGTAAAACTCTTACTGGGGAACTTAAAACTCTTACAAAAGATGTAAATAAACTCAGATTGTTAAAATCGAAAGGAAAAAGAGCAAAGCGTGTAGTTGATCCAGATGCTCCAAGAAAACTGGGAGCTCTTGAAAAGCCCGTTGATATTACAACTGAACTGTCTGAATTTCTTGGATTTACTCCGGGAGAAAAGATGGCGCGACAGATGGTTACTCAGACTATTAATAAATATGTGAAGGCACACGATTTGCAGAACCCGGATAACCGAAGATATATTCTGCTGGATACTTGCGACGAGGGTCGTAAGCTTGGAAAACTGCTTCGTGACCCTGACCAACCCCTTACCTTTTTTAATATTCAACGTTATCTAAAAGTTCATTACCCCAAAGCTGAACCCGTGAGTGCGCCTGCTGCTGAACCCGTGAGTGCACCTGCTGCTGAACCCGTGAGCGCGCCGGTGGCTACTACAGGTGGTGATAGTGAAGTTCCGAAAAAAAAAGTTTTAAGAAAAGTTGTGAAGAAAGATGCATAAGAAATAGTATATATTATAATATACACGAAAATTATAAAATTAATCGAGATAGAATAGTTTATATAGAGGAATCGTGTAAGTATCTAAGTAAAAATCGGTCCTTGTGTTTAGCAAATTGTTATGTAAATAGTAAATATTCTAAGTGTGTGTATTCTGATGAAATAAATGCAGAAGTATATAAATATTTTCCTGAATGCTTAAATGATTAAATTGAATAAGTGTAAAAGTTTTTAATTAATTTTAAATGCCCCCTTGGCGCAATGGATAGCGCGTGAGACTTCTAATCTCAAGGTTGCCGGTTCGAGTCCGGCAGGGGGTATTTAAAATTAATTAGCTTATTAATAATAAAAAAATTATTATTAATATTATAAAATGATAAATTCGTGGAAGTTAAATAAATCACCAGATGTTTATATTTTAAACTCTTTAAAATTGATGATTTATATAATATCTATAACACAAAAATTATCTCAATTAAGATTAGATATTTCTATAAATAAACCAAAATATAGTGTAAAGATGACATGGGAACTATTTTTAGTCCATAATTATGAAATATTAAATAATGTATCTCTCTGGCCAAAATCAACATGGTTATTATATTTCACACATTATATTGTATGGAATATTTATATAAGCAGAGAATTGAATACAGAATATGATATTAGAGGAAAATTAATTTATATTTTTGATACAGAAACTAAATTAGATTATTTTTTAAAAATTATAAATAAATATAATAATGTAAATTTCACTTATAATAATACATTGATTTTTAGTTATAAAATCTACGAGGGTTTATTAGAACAATCAACGGAAGAAGATATGCGACGCCAAGGATGTATTATATAAGTTTTATTATTAATTAAAAAAAAAATAATTTATTATAATAATATGGTTAATTCAGTTGGAAAAAATATAACTAATGATATCTTAAACTATTCTAATAAAGTTTCTCAAAACACCAATGATATGGATACACAACTAAAATTACAAGAAAGATTGGCGAATTGGTATCAAAATAATCCAGCATCAGTTTTGTTAAATTCAAGAAAATACTCTGGAATGACTGAAAATGGTCATGATGTTCCTCTCGGTGGAAGAATTGATACTTATGCAAATAATATTGCAAATAGACCTCCTCAGAATTCATCGGAACAAGCGTTTTATTCGGATGAATTTCCTTTTTGGAATTTTAATTGTTCTAATAATAAATAAATATTAAAAACACCGAAGTATAAAAAAACTAAATTAAGACTTAAATATAAATAATATTAAATATTTTTTTTGAAATAGAATTATATAATAAATAGTTTCCGTTAATATTATATAATTCCTTATACAAATTATCAAACAATTTTATTTGTTCATCATATAAATAGTTATTATAATTAATTACTTCATTACTTTCATTACTTTCAATAATATTTAATAATTTTGACGAAGACATATTTTTAATACCTATGAATTCTGGACTATGTTTAATGTAGTTTTTAAAAGTGATTATAGTTTGAATTTTTTTATCATATTCAAATTCTTTTAGAATATCATCAGGAAATTCGCAATAATCATCTTCGTCATCTGACAAGTCATTCTCCTCAGAGTAATACATTTATTTATGGGTTTAATATGTATAGTTTTATCTTTTAAGTACTTTATCTTTGGAATATTTAAAAGTTTGTAAATTCTACATAATTTTTTATTAAAATAATCTAGAAACGGTTCCAAAGGGGATCGAACCCTTGACCCCGCGGTTAACAGCCGCGTGCTCTGACCAACTGAGCTATGGAACCACTCAAATATATATATATAATTTCTTTAAATGGGTTTACTAAAATACTGTGTCTAAAAATAATTGTCTAAAAATAAAGTCTCTAAAATGAATATTTATTTACCCATACCTAAGGTTATTAACCAACCAACAAATGTTAAAAAGAATACAACCCAAGAAATCCATGATAGTAAACCAATTATTGCTTCCCCCTTGTCTTTACCGGCTGTCTCATTTCCACCGAATGATAAAATTAAGATAATCATAAAAATAATACTCACCACCAATGTGGTAATCCATGTATACATTAGACCTTTTGATACAGACATTATATAATTAACTATATATTTTATTTTCGATTTATTTTATTTAATTAAACATTTACAAAAAATAAATATTATTAAATAAAATAAATCAAAAATAATACAAACATGGACATCAAAGACGAAAATAATGAAATTAAAATACAATTAAAAAAGATTTTATCTTTTTGTGATATAAATTATAAATTAGAAATAATAAAACAACCAACTCTAAAATTTGCACATATATATTGTAAAATAAATCAATTATCAGGGCAACTTTCGGGTACATTAATTGAATATTATATTAAGTATAAATATTCAATGATTAAAAATAAAGCTGAATCGTGTATAGGAGATTTACAATATAAACAAACAAATATAGAATTAAAAATTTCAAATGGTGGTAAATATAATAATAAATTTAATTTTGTTCAATTACGAATGAATCATGCATGTGAATATATATTCACCGCTTATTATATTAATAATAATAATATTGAGATAAATGGTGAATTATTTATTTTTAAATTAAATAAAATAAATATAATAAATTTAATTTTGAATTATGGTCATTACGCACATGGAACCAAAAAAAAATTAGGACCAATTACAGAACATGACTTGAAAAATAATACTAATAACAAAGAATACGCACTTCGCCCAAAATATGATGATAAATGTTGGAAAAATTTATTAAAGTTTAGAATTAGAGAACTCTGTATATAAACTAACTAAGTCACCCCTACCCATAGAATTTTGTCTGGCTGTATTTAAACTATTTGAATAATTTAACTGATTAAATTTGGTAATTAGTATAGTTTTTTCTATATTAGATTTGATCCAATGCCAACTTTTCGGTCTTAAATTATTTAAATCTTTAATTTTTATTTCACCTATTTTACCACCATAAGCCCGCATAGCAAAATCTGCACCAATGGGCGGAGTTGGTTGACCATTATCATCATTTGGACCGAGTGCTAAAAATTCCCAGTCAACGTGTTTTTTAGGTAAATTAATAAATAGACGTTTTATCTGTTCTTTTTGCCATATTTGAAAGCAGCATTTAACCATCATAGGAGGGAAAAAACAACATGGTTTAATTGAAATTTCTTCGTCGTATACTAAATGAAACATTTTATCAAGTTTATTTTGAACACTTATACGCCTAAAAGTTCTTGGAATTATAAAAGCAATTACATTAGCCCATTTTGCTGAATGATTGAAAAATTTTATTGCCAATGAACAACACCGACCGAACGGTGGATTACCTATCACTAACACATTTTTTATATTTATTGGAGGATAGTATTCAAAAAAATCTTGTTTAATTATATCTGATTGTCCGGGTGCTATATCAATACCAATTTTATTATTACTCGGTATTTGATTTAGAAAACTTCCATTACCCGCACTCGGTTCAATAATTAAATCCCAATCTAAAATATTATATAACTCTACAACTTTATCAATACATTTTTTAGAATATAATGGTAATGTATAAAACTTATCTAACCCTTCTTCTCGGATGAATGTTAATTCATTTTGAGGAATTGTATTGATTACATTCATTTACTTACTTAATACTAAATATTTACTTTAAATAAAAAAAAAACTTTTGATTACAGTTATTAATTTCCTGAAAAATTTTTTAGCAAAACAAAATTAATTTAAATAAATTTTGTTTAAACCAGATAATATTGTTTTATGTATCCATAATGCATATTCATGTGGTACATATTCATTATAATGGGTATGATATTTTGTATATATACTAGCAGGTGCTGATGTAGAATCACATATAATAATTGATACTGGTATTTTACCTTTTTGTTTTAAATATTTAATTCCTTTAAAAAAATATTTAATTCTTTTTTTAATTTCATTAATTTCTTTTTTTATATTATTTTCATATTTTGAAAATTCAGAATTTTCATAAAATGGATCTCTCGGTGTTACATTAAATATCTGATTATTTGTGGTTACTCTATAATGTGAAGCTATATCATCATAATCTTCTAAATATTTACTTTTATTTTTTTTAATACCATTTGCAACAAAATAATCTAAATCAATATCTAAGATAAATGTAGAATTATCAATATAATTTAGAACTTGTTCCCAATTTGTTTTATTTTTAAATTTAAGTCTTTTAAAATGAAATGACGAAATTGTATTATTTGTTTTATTCATTGAATAAGTTAACGAATTTTCTTTTTTATCTTGTTTTATAAATATATTTTTAGAAGAAAACAATGAATCAGTTTCATTCTCAATTGGTTCTTTAGTTAATATTGGAATCCATGCAGGAACTGTCCATAAGATTTTTAATTTATTATTGTTATTATTTTTATTATTTTTATTCCAAAATGCAATAAATCCTGTAACTGGCATTCCAATATCCCAAATTACTTTTTCTAAATTATTAATATTACTATGTACATCATTTTTTGAAATTATATCATCAAATATTTTATTTATATCATTATATTTATCTAATGTATTCATATCACTATGTGTATCAAAATGTACCAGTAAATCTATTTTATTATTATTTAACATTTCATTTATAAAAGGTGCAACAGCATAATTGTGTTTTGTTGTTCTATATATATTTATATTTCCAATTTTTAAATTATAATTATCAATTTCATATGTATCAACATATCGCGAATGTAATTGTTTCCATAAATATAAATCTTTAATATAATTTTGACGTTTATTTAAATAATTATAAAGAATATCT